GGGTTAAAGGAAGAGACTTATTACATCCTAGACTACGGCACATCAATAGCTAACAAAGGGGTAATCATATTAGATCGCCTGAGCTTCCTGGAACCCGTTGCTAAAAGACGCAAGTTGTTCCTAAATAATAAGCTGTCTGATCTTATGATCTTCTCTCCACGGCCGCAGTTCAGCACCATCAGCAAGTCCCGTGATTCTGTAACATCCGCATGGTTTGTCTTCAGGCGCCCTGAAAATTGGATGGATGGCACGAACATCGAGTTTCTTGTAGATTGGCAGTCAGTTCCGCCCCTCCCTTTAAATCCAAGTGCACAAGATTGAGAAACTACACCGGGAACTGCTCGAAAAACTGACGGAGACAAACCGTGCTCTTGATCGCATCGCATCACTCCTCGTTTCAACCCAGTTACTCCAGGAGTGTGTATCACCAGACGGCGAAGCAAGAACTGCAGAGGAGTGCGCTACGATTGTGGATGAGTCTTTTAGCGCAGGGATGTGCTTGCACGAGCAAATGATCGATGCGCAGAGAGACTTCAAATATCAAGTAGACGAATTTTATATCGGTAGTAAAGACAGTGACGATGAAGAAGAGGACGAGGATGAAGGTCCTTCTCCGCAAATAGCTTTAAAGTTTTAATTCGCTATTAACCGGTATAGAATACTCAAAGATTTAAGACGGAAATTTCCGTCTTCCTTAACGTGTCAAATAGTACTAGGCTCACAGTTAACGGTTTACGGCACTATCGCTGTGAAGGTGTAGAGGTTCCTCTGCCCTCGGTCACATCGATTCTTTCCGCCACGCAGAGCGCCGAGACGCAACGTAAGTTGGCGCATTGGAACGCTTTAAATCCTGGTGTGGCGGATGCTGCAGCGGCCAGAGGAAGCTGGATTCACGAGGCGGTAGAGAATCACATCAGAGGTATTACAGTAAACCCCAGAGAAGATCTAAAACCGTATTGGAAAGACGTACCAGAGAAAGTCGACGAACTGATTGGAAGTGGTCGAGTTCTGTGGAGCGAGAAACCTTACAACCAACCCAGTTGGTCCCGTTACGTGGGAGACGACGGGGTCGGTCGTATACATTATTATGACGCGCCCACGGGTCACGGATGGGCAGGATGTTGCGACATCATCTATAAGGACAGCAACGGAGAAATCATTCTGGGCGACTTCAAAACGTCTGTAGGACCGTACAGCGCAAAGTTCCCTTCGAGCAAAGCTGACATTCCGGAGAACTTGAAGAAAGCCCTCATCAGCGGAGTCTTCAAATTCAAAAAAACGAAACTTCAGCTCGCCGCCTATACAATCGCAGCCGAAAAATGCTTAGGAATTAAAATCTCGAAAACTCAAATAATCGTATCTACTCCCATACCAGAATACAGCGTTCAAGTGTTTAGTTTCGGAGAAAAGGATATAGAAAAAGACAAAGAAAATTGGTGGCAGATAGTGCGAAAATACTACGACACTCACGACGTAACAGGGTGAGTCTCATCTAAGATGATCGAATCTAGAGAGATTCGGTTGTTACAGAGCAAACCATGCGCGTTGCGCTTTTCTGTGCCAGAATGTCCGGGCCACAAGGGGTCTCATGGAATTTAGTTATTCGTTCAATGAAAAAGTTCGCGAATACCTAAATCCCAAGACCGGAAAGATAGCTTCTGGCGGTAACTTTGCCGCCTTCAATGAAAACTGGAAAGCTTCCAGCGACACGACGAAAGTAATCGCCGAGAAGATCGCGGCGGGTACAGGTTTATGTGCGGCGCAGTTGATTGAAGGGAAGCGTAAGAGCGGTGACACCGGGTTCATCAAAGCCGGCTTAGTCATCGTTGATATCGATAATCAAGCTGACGGCAAAGATGAGAACGGAGAGAAAATAAAGGATCTTCAGTTAACTGTAGAACAAGCGCTTGAACTAGATATATGTAAGAAGTATTTGTCGTTCGCGTACTACTCGCCGAGCAATACACCAGACTGGCCCAGGTTCCGTCTCGTATTTGGACTCGAACGAGACATCGTACAACCTGACTTCTACCAGTGGTTTGTACGGCAGATCGCCGTACAGATTCCCGGCTCGGACAAGCGGGCGACCCAGACGGTCAACCTGTTCTACGGCGGAAGAGGACCCGAGGACCTGATCTGCGCAACTGACAAATTTATCCCAGCCAAAGTAATTGACGAAGGCGCCAAGGTATTCGCCACGCTGCCGCAGGATCCGACCCTCAAGCATGACGCGTACGAAGCGCTGGATTGCACGATAGCGGTGGACGGCTGTCAGCTCGAACCTCTGCTGAGCAAGTCCGTTCAGAACATGCTGAACGATGGCGACGTCGAGGACCGGAGCCTAGCGATGGCTACGGGTCTCAAGGAAATCATCGGCTGGGCGAACTGGTGCAACGGGCATAACGTCCCACTCACCGAGGCCCCTCTTGACGTCGCGCACCGTCTGTTCTACGCTATCTACGAGTACGCCCCAGAACTAGACGGCAAGTTCAACCGCATCCTGAACTCGATCGCAGACGCGACGAGCCTCCGACCAGCAGCAGCCATTGTGGCGGAAGACGCCGAGGCGGCGTGCTGGAAAAAAATCAAATACGCAAACCGTTCTGTATTTGCAGAGCAGTGCCCCGACTCCGTTAAGGACCGGATCAAAGCCAAAAAAGCACAACCAAAAAACTCTGTGCTTTCAATCGACGACTTCGATCTCACCAGCGAGCCGTCAACCAAAACAACATCAACATCCACAAAAACACCCGACGAAGAGCCCATGGCTACTGCCACGCCGCAAACTCCCGCTCAGTTAATCAATCTCCAGAACAACGACCGTGCATTCAGCGAGAACGATATCGCTGAGGTTATTTCCAGTAACTACGGCGATCAGTTTCTGTACGATTCCTCCCTGGATGAGTTCTTTAGCTACGACGACGAGGAGGGCATCTGGTTCCTGAGCGACGAGCAGCACATCAAACGCCGCATTTTAAAAGCACTAGACACGTTTGTACAAACAGGTATTCTTCAGCGGTACAACAGCGGAACTGTCAACAGCATTTTCCTGTTGTTGAAAGCCCGTCTGCTCCGGTCCATCAAGGGCGGGCGTAAGTCCATATGGACTTCCAACAGAGGCAAAGTGGCGTTCCGAAACGGCGTCCTGGACGTTGAGACTCTGGACTTTGCCGACGGTTTCCAGCGTGATCTTTATTTCCGCAGCCGTCTCGGGTTCGAGTTCAGCGAGGATCCCAACTGCCCTAAGTTCCTAACGTGGCTCACCTGGGCGGTTGGGAAAGATAACGTCGTCATCATTCAAGCGTTCTGCCGAGCTGTTCTTGTCGGGTATTCAACCGGTGAGCGTTTCCTCCATCTGATCGGTGCCGGTGGTTCCGGTAAATCCACGCTGCAGCAGGTTCTGATCGCCCTGGCAGGCTACGCAGGCACGCATACGTCCGACCTTGAGACCATCGAAACGAACCGGTTCGAAGGGCATAGTTTGATCGGAAAGCGGCTTCTGCTCTTGACCGACGAAGCTTCGTTCAGCCGCCGTCTAGACACCCTTAAAAAGCTGACGTCAGCAAGCGACACTCTGCGAGCTGAGCGTAAGTACGGAAAAGAGGTGATCAACTTCAAACCTGAGCTCCTCGTTTCCATCGCGTCGAACGAGCACATTAGCAGCTCGGACATCAGCAGCGGTCTGGAGCGGCGGCGTCTGACGATCGTGATGAACAACGTCATCAACCCCTCCAAGCGCAAGAACCTGATCAGTGTGTATCCGGATCACATCGAGGGTGAGTTTGCGCCGGAGCTGCCAAACATCGCAGCGTGGGCTCTCAGCATGGGTCATGACCACATGCGTGAGGTGCTGGCCAACCCAACTAAGTTCGCGCCCACGCTGAACACGACAAACATTGAAGCTCTGATCTTCAACAACCCGATCGTGGCCTGGCTGGCTGAGTGCACTATGTACGCACCTAATTCCTATACCGTGCTCGGTGCTGGCGCCCTCAAGCCAAACATCGACGAACAGGAAAAAGGTCTATACGTTAAAAACGCTTTTACGGAAGTCTATGCAAGCTACTGTAATTTCGCGAAGTGCAACGGGTTTAGAACGATCGCTAAACCGCGTTTCGTGGATCGTTTGCGTGAGACAACGAACAACGTCTTGAAAGTACCCGGTGTGCAGTCTAAATTCATTAATGGCAAAGCTGTCATTCAAGGACTCGTAATCAAGCCCTATGATCCGACCACGGATCCGCGTAACCGGGGTGATAATCGACTGCCGTCCCCGGTAGACTTTGCTGCAAACCCCAACGTCTGGGATAAGGCGTTCGCCGAACACGACCCCAAACCATCAAATGCCGATTAATAAAACTCTGATCGCTACGTGCGCTGGATTCGGTCTCGCACTCAGCTCTGTTGTAATGCGGCCCGAGACGTTTCCTGTTCTCGGTGCCGCAGCAGGAGGATCCCTCGTTACAGCGAGCTTGATCACAAACAAGAAAAATAGAGAAAAAGAAAAAGCAGAGCAAGCGACAAAAGTATCTAAAGCGCTTAGTTATTGCTACGAAAATTTCAAGGGTCTGGTCTCGCCGCAGCAGTTGGCGTTTCACGCTGAGCTTGAACTGCCGCAAGCAGAAAAGCTCTTAGAAAGCTTGATGACGACTCAAAACGCAGGGCAACGTGTGGATACTCCTATGGGAGTTGTTTACTCGTTTGATCACCCTGAACAGATCTTGACCCAACTGACCCTTAACGCCAAAGCGTGGGCAGATAATCAAGCAGATGAGGTTATCAGAGAAAACGCTGTTTTAAAGCAACAAATTCAGATCATGAGCAGTCAAATCCAGACGCTCACAGCCGCCACGCAAGCACGAAACTTTATTCCACGGGCGACAGAAGTAGCCAATGAGCTATTCAAAAAAAATAACCAAACCCCCGACAATATGGACGATCCTTGGAAAAATATGTTATAGTTAAAGAACGCGCGAAGAAAGCCCCGGTCGTCCCCATGAAGGATTACTGGGGCTTTCTAGTAACGTCTTATACTTACACGGAATATAACACTTTGTTTTCCAGAATTTCTATTTTTTGTATCAACTTTTGAACAGTACCGTAAAGGACAGCATAGATTTGATCCGCATTTAAATCTAAGCAATCTGGTATAACTTTTTCGTCTAACAGTTCCCCGTTAATAATTTGCTCGGGTTGGTAGGGGGTAACGACATTACCTTCCTCGTCCAACTCCTCTTCCACGGCGGGGAGGATCACCTCCTCGAACACTTGTCCGTACTTGAACTCGTGGGAACGAATCGCTTTAGGAAAGACACGCTCGACGTCTTGAGCGATCCAACCGAGCTTATGCCTATCGGGAACCTGTTCTTCTGTATAAACTTCGTCCTTCCATTTGAACCTCTTAAGAGGAATATTTTTGACCGCTTCGTAACAAAGATCCAAGTCGGCCAGCTCGATATCATCTTTAATGCGCTCGTCGGAAACGATAGTCCAGGTATTAGTCCCAGGTTTACCGGCAGAATCAGTAGAAACCTGAAGTTGGTAAGCGGGCGACGCAATTGCCCCTACTAAAAACTTTCCATCCGAGGTTAATCTGGCTTTTTCAGCAACGGAGGAAGATCCGTTGTTAGTAGAAAAAACTAAAGCTCCGCCAACAGAGGAAGAGTAGTTAGTGTAAACGGCTGCTATGGAAGCAAGTACGTTCGTAAAGGCGCCTTGGCAGAAGGTTAAGACACTCGTCCTACCAAAAGCACCACTGTTATCGTTACAGATACTGATGCCGCCTAGAGAAGAAGAGAGAGAATTAGACGTATCTGTATTTAATACGCCAAAAGCAGAAACTAAACCGGAAGTATTAACGGTGTTAGATATTTGACCGTTAGCCGCTACATTAAGACGAATACTGTTATTTGTTCCTATATAAAATGGATGATTCGTTAAAGTGTTTAAATAACTATATCCATTATTAGCGTCTAAGTAGACAGAAACAGAGTCATTTCGTGTGCGAATAATAGAACTCCCTGAACCTGATACATAGGCATCAAAACGAGTTCCTGGTCCCACGGTGCCGGCACCTATGTTGCCGGTAGTTCCTACCGTCTGGGAACCAAAATTAGGATCAATTTTTGTGCCTGCGATTGCAGCGCTAACGTTGACATCGGCGTTAACAATTGAGTTAGCAGCAATTGCAGTTGAAATACTTGCTCCAGAAATTAGATCGCTACTTACGGAACCAGTAACGTCTCCCGTTAAAGCAAAAGTTCTAGCACTACTCAATCTGTCCGAAGTTCTAGAAGAATCTACACGAACACCGTATGTGCTTGCCCCGTTCCAACCCATAAGGGTCGGATAAGTGGACGTCCAAGCAACTTGAGCATCAGTGTTATTAACAGAAGTAGCGTCAGGAGACGTAGAAGCAGATGCGTCAAATATGGTGTGGTTATTTCCGTAATTTTTCCACCCCAGCTGACCTACGACAGCGGTTATTGTTCCGTTAGATGACCAATTTGTTCTAATAGTAGAAAGATTAACAGCAGTAGTAGCTGTAGCTGAGTTGCCTGTACAGCTAGCAGAGCTCCCAGTAACGCTTATACCCCAAGATCCAGAAGCTCCGGTACCGGTCAAAGTGGGGGCATAAGAGTTGTAATTTCCCGCGTGTAAAGCTTGGTTACCACCTAACAAAAGCGACGTTGTCATCCGGACAGTACCGCCGGTCGTCCCGTCTACCGTATTGACGTAAAGATCTGCCCAAGCGGTTAGTGCATTGTTATGCGCAAACACACCTGCAATAGAGCCATAGGTGCCAAGGAAAGAGGCCTTATCGGAGGTGCTGTTTTTACTGAGGATTCGACCGTACCAAGCCGCAGAATTACCGTTGTTTTGGTTGACAATAGCTTGGTCTGCCGTAGCAGCTACATTCAGCGCTGTCGTAGCAGTTGTGGCCGAAGTAGCGGAAGTAGCGGAAGTAGCGGAAGTAGCGGAAGTCGCAGTACTAGCATTACCGTTAAGAGTTGCAGTAATAGTTCCTGCACTAAAGTTACCGCTAGCATCACGCGCCACGATGGCGTTGGCGGTATTAGCGTTAGTTGCTGTGGTAGCGCTGTTAGAAACCTTGCCTGCAGTACTGATCGTGGCGAGTTTGGTGTCTGCAATAGCAGCAGACGCGTTTACGTCAGCATCCACGATCGAACCAGCAGCAATCGAAGTCGCGATGCTGGCACCAGAAGTGAGGTCACTACTGACAGAACCAGTGACATCGCCAGTCAAAGCGAATGTCCGTGCCGAACTCAGAGCACCAGCTGTCGTGGCTGTCGTAGCGGATGTAGCGGACGTAGCGGTATTGGCATTACCATTAAGCGAAGCGGTAATCGTACCTGCACTGAAGTTACCGCTAGCATCACGCGCCACGATGGCGTTGGCGGTATTAGCGTTAGTTGCTGTAGTAGCGCTATTAGAAACCTTGCCCGCAGTGCTGATTGTATCTAAATATGTATCTGCAATAGGGGTTCCTTGCCAAACCCCGGACGAAATAATACCTACAGACAAAGACCCGCTTAGAGCGATATCGCTTGTCCACTCAACTTGAGTACCTGCCGCGTTCGTCTGTAAAAGTTGTCGGGGAAGTCCAGGAGATATAGCAACAGAAGGAGGTAAACTATCGCCCGCAGGTAATTCGGTAACACTTCCGCTAATGATTACAAGGGGAATGCGGGCTGTCATCGATTCTTCTAGTCTCGTTATATTTTAGATCATACGAATAAGCCCGGGCACTAAGGACATTTTCTACGGACTAACTAAAAGTCAAAAGAACTCCTAATTTTCTCCTAATTTTAAGTTAATTAGGAGATTTCTAGGTTTTCAATAACGCGCCAACCTGCGACAGCAGGATTGTCGGACGCCAAGACTGCTTTTACGGTTGTAGGGACGTACGCCGACAGAATACGACCAATATCGTGAGCGATAAACTTATGCTCTTTCTGAGTTCCGTTGGCACCCCGGAGTCCAACGTAAAATATCCAGTCCCTTAATGTGCCCTGCATGTGTAAGCGCGTCGGAGTACACATAGGAAGGATATTTCTGGCGCATTCCCGAGCCACGCCGGACTCAAGGAGCGTATGGTACAGATCCTCAATATCTAAAAAGACTTCCTTGATGCGCTCTTTTAAAACTTCCTTGACGGTCTCGTCGGAAAACTCAAGGCTATTTTGCCGATCTTTAAAATCTTGAGCTCTCAGCTCAAAATCCCAACAACCCTCCCAGGCGTCATCCAGAATTTTATCAGGATTACAATAACGCTGAGATAGCTCTTGATAATGAAAAGCCCTGTGACGAATAATTTGCGCTGAGATTGCGCGACTTGTTATAATCTCAAACGAAGCACAAACCTGTTCGAAAACACTCCAGTGCCCCTGATTAATACAAAAAGTCAGGAGCTTCTGGAACTCTTCTTTATCAGGATTCTTGGTGCTGGCTCGGGCGTGTCTAGCAACAACCTTCTCAGGGCTGTCAGTAATCCAGTCGAGCTTAGCGTTGTGCAAGCGGTTCACCGGCAGGCTGTTGGGTCGTAGGTACTATACCGATTGCGGATGCCACGCGCTCCACAATGCCGGGGTTCTCCTTAATCACCTGCCCCGCCCAACGGTCGCCGTACTGCGGAATAGCGGAAGGATTGATGTTGATCAGAGAGCCTGCAAAACGATTCATGTTCTGGGGAAGGTCTGTTGGTAACGGAGTCGCGAAGTAACCTCAGAAGGCGTCACGGCGGACATGCGTGCGGCATCTAAGCCAAACCGCTGTCCCGCCATGCGGATCGGAAAATCGTTGTCCTTCATTTCCGCGAATCCTTCTTGAGCTTAGCTAATGCCAGCAAATTGTTCATCGTGTTGCTGCTCTGATACGGATATTCGTCCGAAAAAGAAGGTGTATTAAGCATAGTTTGCTTAGGTACAGAAGTAAGTTGCTGCATCATCATTCGGTTTTTAGGGTTATTCTCATTCAGCGACATCATGTACTCCGCCTGACTCATATCATCCGGAGATTCAGGCAGAGGGATATTGCGCTGGTTATAACCCGCAGGCCCCACAAGGGCCGTAGATTTTTTGATGTTTCCTTCGCCGTATTCGACGGGACCTACGGGAGGGCGACTGTAAATCCCGCGGTCATGCGCGAACTGAGACGACACACGATTCATGTCATCGAGTTGCGCCACACGGCGAACTCCCGGCATGGGCGGTTGATTTAACATGCCGAAAGTCGGCATCGCTAACCGAGGAGCAGCTTCAGGAGCTTTGCCTGAGTCAGAGCCGGGAACGATCGGCATTACTTGTTATCTCCTCGGTTAGCGCTTCTGGATCGTACTCTTATGTTAGCGGAAGAATTATTGTGCGGGTTTCTGTCTTTGTGATCGACGTCTTTACCGTCTCCGTTGTGGACCCGACCAGTTTTTTCAAGATGACGTCGAGCCTTATTACGCGCCGCTCGCCGCTTTTTTTGTTCCTCAGTACCATGATATTCACGATATTCTTTATCGTAATCGCGGCTCACGGGGCATACTAAGCTAAGACCACTTTAACCGCTTCTTGAGGGTAGAAAACAACTCAGGGTAATTGTTATACAAATCGAGCAGCAACCCATCAGCCAAATCCTCGATAAACCGCTGATACAGCCCGGTGTACAGGCCATCTGTACACTTATAGAACTCATACAGCCACTCAAGGAAGTCGGCTCGATCCTGTTCAGCATTCGCGTCCCAGTTAGCAAGCAGATCTTCGTACTTGTCGGACTTGGCCACGCTGGTTAAAACTCGGCCTTTCAGTTTACGCGGTCAGTACGCGTATTTCGATGCCTGTAACGGTCTGTGATTCGAGCTCAGCCAACAAATCTTTGCGGTCAAGAGCGCGGGCCAGCTCCAAGGTCACTTCCGTGTACGCCCCCGTTAAGAGATTCTCACGGTACGCCTGAGCCTTAGCCATTTCGCGAGTCTCCAGATCGCCCAAGATGTTATTTTCTTCCTCATCAAAAGAAAAAGTCTGCGACATCACGCGTTGATTAGCGCAGTCGGCGATGTTCAACCAATCAGAAGAGTTCACGAAAAAGTCGCCGCTATTTCGCGACAATAGCCCATCCAGAACCGTTTCCCTCGACCATCCAGCGGGGACTCAGATTCTTTTTCGAATACAGCCTGTACTTACCGTCGGTGCTGGGATAGCCACCATTAACAAGGTCCATTTCGCCGAAAGGATCGTGTACCCATAGCTTTGTGCCGTCCGCTGTTATACCGACCACGACGAGCCAATGCCCGCCGCCGGTGGGGCTGGACACCGAACCTTTATGAAGCACACCGATAGGGACAGGAATACCAAGCCTTAGTTGAGATTCGACTTTGGCCCAATCCCAGTTTTGGACAAACCTAGCATCGATACCGTAATGCTTTAAAGCTTGGAGCTGAGCAGAAGCTTCTGTAGTATCACCATACTTATAAACTTCGTTTATATATTCATCGTCGCTATCTATAGCGTCCGGATCCAAAGCTGCCAAGAGCATCGCGCAGCTACTACTAAAACACGTACGAAGAGGATCTTTTTTATTATCGCGCTGGCTGAAGTACGGAACTACGAGCTTAATCTCGCCGTCAAGTTTAGGAGGATTCTCCTGCACCTCAACGTCGTTTATGATCTTAAAGTGCTCGGGCCAAAACCACCACTCAGCGTCCGGTCTGGCTTGTAGGAACACTCGTTGATGACGTTCGCCAGGGTATTGCCGAATTTCGGTCCACTCCCACGCGCTGCCCTTGGGAACGAACAGTTTGTCCTCAGCTGCCAGCTCCGAACTTTGAATCGGACGACGTTTAAGCCAGGTATCTTCCTTGGCGTAGATCGAGCTGGCCAACTGAGGGTGCTTAGGCTTCAGCAAGAATAAAGCCTGCTCAGCTTTTCGGCGCCTTGTTAACCCTTCGACAACTTGAGTGCCGACTTTGTTCCAACGAAGAAACTCAGATGCGACAACTAAGCGATCTGCATTGGCATTCAGAAGACGAAGAAGCGTGCTTGTCTTAAGGGCGTTTAACCCAACGTTGTAGCTAAACGAAACTAAAGCGTCGAACTCGTTCTGGTTGATCGCAACCTTGACTAAGTTTGAGACGCCCAGTTCAAATGCGGCCACGTCGGCACGCAAGAGCGCCTCAGCCTCGGCCTTGGTGATTGTCATGCCGAGTTTGATATCCGGCCCAGTCGTACCGTACCCAATAGTCGGTACGCCGCCAATGTCCGAGTACGCCTTAAGGCGCAGACCTTCAAACTCCTTGATCAGGTCCAGACCGGTTTGTGAGAGCTTCATGCTCTATCAGACCACGTAGGCTTGCAAGCGATATTCAGTTTCGCTGCGACCCTTGCGATACACATACACGGTGGCAGTATCGCTGGAACTGACGCTGTATGCCACGCCGGCGCCGGACCTCCGGGTCGTTTTAGGTGCGTCGATTTCGCCGGCTAAAGTCCCATCGGCTTTATAGACCGCAATTCCGGACACACCGAAAGCTTCAGGGTCTAAATAAACCGTGGCTACGCCGGTAGCACCGTAGGTCAGCTCATACACGTCGGCCAGACCCAGACCGCCGTCAGCCGCAAAAGTGCGGTAGCTATCCACGGTGACGTTCGAACCGTCATCGGTGCGGAATTGACCGAAGCGGGTAATACCGGCGGGTGCTGCACCGAGTTCGCGATTAAACGTGGCTTCGGCCATTTCTGACGGGTAATTCTATCTATATAAACTTTAGCAGCTAGAAAAAACTACGTAGTGGAGTCGGTAATTAACCCGTAATTCGCAAGAGCGGTTAGCAGGTTAGTCAGCGCTACGTTGCCGCCCTTAGCCCCAGTAATCGTCGGCTTAAGAATTGCCGATGCTCCGTGGAAACCGAGAACACCAGAAGCGGCAATTAAACTCACACCGCCAAAACTATTACCCAAGACGACAGAGCCGTTTCCTTTGCTATTTAGGCGAAGATTAATACTAGCGGACGAACCTTCTGAGAATACCGAAACATCGGCGCCGCTGTCAGACCGTAAAACAGGGTAATTTACAGCGCTAGATGCGGCCTGAAACACAGTAGAAACAGAACCGCCGGCAGAAGCGGCAAGCACACCCGAGGCAGCACTATAAAGACCAGTTTGGCTGTCTCCTATGAAAGAGTAACTAGGAGTGAGATTAGATCCGGCAAGAGCAAGATTAACAGGTTGCGAACCGGGGAATCCGTTAAAGATGTTACCGGTGCCGACCAAAATTTTATCCGCCGTCTTATTGCCTCCTATGTTATTAGCTGAGTAGTAGTTATTGTTTGAGGTTCCTTGCTCAAGAACACCATAATTTTGAGTCTTAGGCGTCTGCAAGTCAAAACAAGTATTAGAAATAACGTGAGTTGAACCTGTCGAATTTAGACGGATGCCGCTGCTATCAGCACTTCCGTTAGAACGATTGTTATTTACACATGTGTTATTTACAATCTGCAGCCACAGGCAAGACAGTGCATAAATACCAGAGCCGTTGTTAGCGGTACACTTGTTACCGCTAATTGTCAGGTTAGATACTGCGTCTAAGAAAATGCCGTCGAAGTCAGCAAGATCAATAACGTTGTTATTTATATTAGAGAATACACTAGAGTTAGCTACGCTAATTCCATATTGTCCGCACTCCCGTATGGTATTGCTCTCAACTGTGTTATAGGACGCACTATCTAAGCGAATACCGGAAATACTCTGACTAACACAAGTATTACCTACAACAGTGCAGAAGTTAGCACCGGCTTGCAGAAGAATACCGAGCTTACCGTTAGTGCAGGTATTACCTACAAAACTAACGTAATCAGCGTTATAAGCAAACAGACAGGCGTTGGTTCCTCCGAGATCTAATTGATTAACGGTGTTGCCGGTTACGGAAACAGAGTAGCTGTCGATATCAATTAAAATGCCGTAAATATCGTTGCTAAGCAGAACGTTGCCTGTGTAAGCAACATTCCGCTGTACCCCGCCGGCCACTCCGACTTCGTTGCCGATAAACGTACATCCGGTTACGGTGAGTCCGTCCACGCCGGGCAGGATGTTCGCCGGTTGAACCGGTCCGCTGCCAGCCATCAAGCCGACATAAGCATTGCTTACGAACTGACAGTTTTCAACGCGGACACTGTTTAGCGTCTTTCCAGCAACTGCCCCGACATACAGACCGTTGTAATAGCGGTAGCTGAGATCCGTTCCTGGAGGTGATACAGTTCCCTTGTTACCTTTAAAAGTCAGCCCGCGAATAAGATATCGCTCACCCGAAACCAACTCGGCAACGTTCTTATCGGTAACACCATCCGCAAGCTGAATAACAGCCGAGTCCGACACAAAACTCAACCGAGTTTTATTCTGTGAAGTTCCCGAAAGATAAATACCTGTAGTCAGATAGGTACCATCAGGAAAATATAAACAATCTCCGGCCGATAAGCTATCAATAGCAGTTTGTATGCTGGCAGTATCGTCGGTCACGCCGTCGCCCACGGCGCCAAAGTCTTTTACGCTAATAGTATCTTGAAGTTTGTCCTCCAGTTGGCGATTAACGGCGCCAGTTCCAGGAGCAAGGTAAATAATAGAGTCGGTATCAATACCAGGGACCGCCTTAAAATTGCGAGCGACCATAACTAACTGCCGGCGTAGTTTAATTATACCCGAGACATACGAAGGGCGTCTTAAACTTAAGTACACAACAAGCAAGAGAAATGAAAAAATACGCTGTGTTTAACGCGTTAATTTATGAACTTCTAATAGGGCTAATTGAGGTATGGCCAAGGCTAAAACTAAACCCGTGGGTTCGTGCGGCACTAAATTGGTGCCGGCATGACTGGGTCGAGTGGCGCACGGAACAGACCCTGAAGGATGTGGACCGACAGGCGCAGGAAATTGTAAAAGAGTGGGAGGCGCAGGAAAAACCCAAGTACGAAATAATTGAGCACGAACCCGATGGGTCGAGAGCTCAGGACTTGTTGGGCGGCACCATGGAAATCAAATCGACCTGGCGTAGGGACTGACTAAGTCATCGGTATGCTGAATAGCGATAGAGCCTGAGCCTCTGATTCGTCCTGATGCGACGTTTTACGCTCAGGCCATCACCCTATCCTCGCTCCTCCGGAGCTGCGGTACGCCAAAACACATAACTTCCATACCGCACTATCCGCACACCTACTTTTAACCTGCTGGACCTAAACTATAAATATCCCGCTAGGACTCCAATGTCCAACACCATCAACCTTCTCGTTAATCACTGGGCCGACATCATTGCCGTTGGCGCTGCCGTGCACGGTTTAGCCCTAGTTATCGTCAACTTAACTCCCTCAGAAACCGATAACAAGATATACAACAGGGTGTACAAAGTGATCGAAGTTGCTGCTGGTCTGATAACTAAAATCGCTAAAAAGTAAACCAACTCGGGTCAGCTAGATTCTTCTATCTGGCTGACCTTTTGAACAAATCCCTCCCTTAAAGTGCGTAGCTCCGACATCACGAGGGCATCCAACTTATTTTCGAATCTACACAGCGATTGATCAACTTTATCAAACGCTGTATTCATATCGTCTTTGGTTGCGAAGTCCTCAGCTAATCGAATCTCCAGCCGATCCACGCGGTCATTAACATCCGAAAACCGCTTCCAAGTAAGGCCCGCGCCACTAAGCACCGTGGAGACGACCAACGTTAACAACCATTCCGGCATCGGTCAAAATCATCTCCAACTCTATTTTATAAGTATTTAGGCTGCCTCGTTTCCTGCGTGTGGCGGTAATAGCGGCACCGAACATAGCTCTTCGTATTGTTTAGCCGAGTCAGATTCGTCGTGATCGCGATTAACCCACTCTAAAATTTTTAACTCTCTTTCGTGTTCCCAAAACAGCTGTGTTCTATACCATTCACACCACTCAATATTAGATTTTTTAAGATTACAACAACCGCACGAAGGTATAAGATTAGCCCTTGTCGTTGTGCCTCCGCGCGATTTTGGTACTACATGATCCAAAGTTTGGGGGTCTTTTTTTCCGCAGTACGCACACTCGTGATCCCACGCGGCAAAAATATCTTTTCTAAATCGCTTACGCGCGGTAGATCTAGATAAACACTGTAGCTCAAAAATAAGATCAAGTTCCGTCACAAAGTATGTGAGGTTGATCTTATTATAGAGGATAAAAATAAAGCAGTGTTAATTAAAAATTAATTAACAAGGAGAATTGGAGGTTGAATCTCAACTTCAAGTTCAGACGTGCTAATGGCTCGCCCCACACGAACGGAGGCGCCGTACTGGTTAAGGCCAGAAGCGAGAATTACACCAGACCCCGTAGCATACAATGTAATCTGACCTTTATATTTAGACAAGAAGTAATCCTGGCCAGGTATTAATTGAGACCCTGCGGTAATGTTGTCACCGTCAACAACGACGACTCCATCTAAATTGACCTGGACTTCAGTGCCGGCCGTAGCAGAGGTGGCTGCAACACCAATAGGGTAATAGAAATTCGAATCGACGCCGCTCAGGGCTGTGGCTTTTACAGCAACTCCAGCGCCGCTAGCGTAAACAACATCGCCCTGTATGAGATTCTCGCCCGCAAATAAGACGTAAGGTGAAGTGTAATTAGATGTAATTCCGCCGCCGTTAATTAACCAGACTTCACTACCGCTCGAATCGAAGCTGGTGTATGACCTGTTAAAAATGTTCCGGTCGGTCACGCTGTTAAAAATCTAGTAATTCCAGTTTATCAAGGAAAAGTGTTCAAATCGGAGCGTTTCCAGGTATTAGTGGCGACGCAGACATACAAGTAATTAGAGTCCCATGCTATCTGACCTGGAGTACCGGTGTCACTCGATGAACTGGGAGTCTTAGAAGTTTGAATCTGGAAGTTATTGCCTTCCACGCGGACAAAATCAGGTGTGACCGCCAGTTTTCCTACACCGCTAACCGCGACTCCGACGAAATACTGACCGGAACCATAAATACCTCCGACGCCAAAGCGAATACCTGGCGCTGCAGACGTGCCGCCGCTGGCAACGATAGTTCCTCGCATCGTCCCGCCGGCCAAGGGCAACGAAGCCGTGCCTACACCCAAGGCCGCGTTGCCGGATGCAAGGGCGGTGGCCCCCAGAGCAAGAGCGGCGTTACCCGAACTAAGCGCTACGGCGGCAAAGGCGATACCTGCGTTGCCTGACGCCTGAGCGCGACCGTCAATGCCTAACTTATTGTCGGCGGAAAAATATAAACCGCTCGGATTTAGGACTAAAGCTACGTCTAATCTAGGATTACTACCAAAAGTACCTCCCCCGACTAAACCGCTACCCGCGACGATCTGCTGGCTCTGATATAGCGCACCGTCGATATTATCGCCTAGGGGAAGCTCTGAAGAAACTCCACTAAGATAAACAAGAGGCCGACGAGTAGCCATTTACGACCTAATACCTAATGTAATTCTATCAAACAAAATTTAGCTAATTACGCAAACGGACGGCGAACCAAAAAACAAACTATACTAAGTAATTAAAAATATAACAACGCAAGTAACGAGAACAATCAGCCCCTACTAAGCACTAAAAGACCATTATTGTGCTCGAACTGCTTTAAAACCTGCCAGTGTGGATTAGAGCTCAAAAATTGATTTATAGCCGGCAAAAGTTGAGAAGCGTAGGAAACAGTATCGTGAAAAACTAAATACTTAGAGGGTTTATTACCGTGCAAAGCGAGTTCTAGACTAAGACACTCATAAGTGTGATCAGTGTCAATAAAAAGCATATCTATACCGTCGTCTAAAGTAACATCAAAAGAAGAACCTCGAATTAGTTGGCAATTTACTCCGTCTTCTTCTCCGTCTTTAAAGATCCGAAGCGCTTCTGGCGAAAGTTCGATGTCGTAACTTTTTAAGCTGTCGGGCCGGGCAGCAATAAGAGCCGTGCTACTAAGCGCATAACGAACTCCCAGCTCAACCACGGAGTGACAGCGCCCGGCGAGAGAATACAGAGCGACAAGGTGCTCATTAATATCAGAGGGAGTTTCAACGGCATCCAAAAAGTTGGTTACTGTTTTTGACATACCCGAAAAAAATCTATCCCTATACTAACATAGGGACTCGCTTAGCTTAGTTATTAGCGTTTAAGCGAACGTATCGCCGTAACGAACGATGGTATACCGGGTCGACGCACTGCTATTAGAGAACGTCTGAAGGACGCCGCTGTTGTTAGCAAAAGTGCCGCTGTACGTACAAAGAACGCCGCTTGTGTAAAGAACGGCATACTCCGTAATAGTCGTAACAGCCCCGTTTTGAACTAAGTGTACTTCGCTTGTTTGAACTTCTCGGCCACGCTTGGCTTTGATGTAGTATCGAGCCGAATCTAAGAGGCCGCTGCCAAAAACATCAAGAGTGGTTCCGGCCGTCGTTGTTGTCGTGACAGGGTTTAAATACGCGGTTTGGAAATACGGGTAGCCCGTATAGCGAGCATCCAGACCACTAATTGTTACCCGCTTGTTACGAGCGGAAGTAACCGGCTCGATTGGGTCGACGACAGGCAGATAAATATATCCGCTGGGAGAAGGACCAATGTCCGAAAAAGCCGAAATTTTACGGTTGGTCACAACTCAAGCATTCTCTAAAAGTATTTTAGAGCCGTCTTCGGCTACTAAGTATTCTATCAGAGGAGATTGATCTTCCGTTAGCAACGCCGACTCAGTGCTTGCCGTTAGAACACCTTCTTCAATCTCGATTTTTAAAACACCAGCGCCTAGTGCTGTTCCTACTTGGGTAACATAGAAAGGATCAAAGAAGTCTACATACCCAGAAGCAACATTATTAAAATCAGTTGTTACTATACCAGAGCCGTGAATAGAAAGATAAACAGGCTTATTTATGCTCATGCCTGCTGTACTAACCGAGGCATAGTCAGTTAGAACAATTCGAACCCGAGCTCCGGCCTCGACAGCACCATCAGATATACCTATAACCCGAGACCGGTCAGCGGAAAAGGGATTAGCGGTAACGGCGTACCCGCTGCTGTTGATTGCGACGGCTACACCGTTACCAATATATTCACCCGCAACTACAGTACTGAACGACACACTACTAAACGATAGCTAAGTGTAGTTTAGCCCTTCCCTTGCCCGCGATAACGTTTTTTGCCACGCCGTTTCGGGCGAGACAGCACACTGTGACCAATAGAAGTTGTTTTTGGTTTTGATTCGATCAGTTGAGTGCTTTTGGGTTTAGCCATTACGGAGTTACACGATAAGGACGGAAGGTGGTCGGTGCAGCAGAGTTGCTGTAAGCGACGATGGAGACGAAATCGTCGATAACAAGACCGCTGAACGATGCCAGCGTACCCGAACTGTAAACAGCGGAGTGTTCGGACAGATACACGTCAGACGGCGTGTGTACGATGGTGAGGTCAGATGTCTGGACTTCGCCTCCACGGTTGACATTAACCGTAATGGTTTTCGTGCCGGAGGCTTGGACGGGATATTGATCGATAAGAGCTTCGGATACGGACGCGGTGTAGAGCGGAATACCGGGAGGATTGCCCCAGATCACAGGGCGGTACGTTGTCGCGTCGGTCGAAGTGCTATACGCAACGATATTGACGTTGCCTCCATAAACTTCTCCGCTGAAGGTGGCTAAAGAACCGCTGGAGTACACAACAGAATGCTGTGAAACAAACCCGCTAGCAGCGGTATTAATAACGGTAAGATCCGAATTCTGGACTTCGCCGCCTCTGACAACATTAACTGAGTAAGTCTTTGTGCCCAAGAAAGTCGCGGGGTAAGAATCAATGACCAGACCAGACGCAGCTGTTGTAACAGAAGGAGTTAAATCAGTGCCACTCCAAATAATAGGACGGAACACAGTCTGATCTATGCTGTTGCTATAACCGACCAGTTCCACAAAACCATCGACCAAACGACCGCTAAACGCAGCAAGAGTTCCGCTGGAATAAACAATCGAGTGTTCAGAAGTAAACGCATTAGATGCGTTGTTGATCAAAGTTATATCAGAATTCTGTACTTCTAAGCCTCGGCTTACAGCAATCGAATAAGTTCGGGGACCAACAGAAGTGGCCGGGTAGCTATCCAGAACAGTCGCGTTTCTTGAAACGCTGGTCACAGTAGCAGATGGAGAATCGAGGAGAGAAATCCAATCTGAGCCGTTCCAAATCTTAATAATGCTCGTCGACTTGTCGTACCAAACCTCTCCTTCAACCACAGCGGTGGGAGGGGTGTCCCGATACGCGACAGTTCTGCGGGAAGCAGGTTCGTACCAGCCACTAGAAACAGCGTCGTATACGAGGATGTTCCCGAGTAGGGAGTTAAACCAAAGGAACCCGTCGCGAAGCGGGGCGTTGTGCCCTGTACCCGAAGGAGGAACTTCAGATTTATAAATTATTGGTTCTGCGTTTGTTTGATACCAGCTGGCAGCCGGCGCACTTCCGCCGCTCGCATAAACAAGAAGACGTCCTTGATCTTGTTTATACCAAAGAGAACCATAGTCGGGAGAAGAAGGTAGCCCGGAACCGACAAAAGGACCGGAAACACTAGATATAACGTAATAAGAGCCAGATACGGTTACTGAAGTACCTCCCTTTCCAACAATATTTAAAGCGCCGCCGCCACCGCCGCCTTGGATACCGCTTATAGAAGCATTTAAGTCCTCCAAAGCTCTTACTAGGCCATTGAAATTGGCTTCGTAACCGTACGGACACCGAGTATACGTAGTTGTGCCCACTCCGCTTACCGTGGCTAGTAGTTGTTCGAGGACTTCGACCGCACCCTGGAAACTTTCCTCATGTAAAGCTCTGGGAAAAGCGCCATGTACAGGGCATGGCGGGTTGTTGACTTCTGCGGGCATCAGGTACAGCAACCCCTCCTAACTCAGTATTCTACCGGATCTCTGCTCGCTTAGCCTTACGATATCGAGCACTAACACGTTTAACGACATTTACGGATACATCTAAAAGAGTCGCAATTTTAGTGCAACTTAATCCTTGCTCAAGTTGATATTCTATTTCTTTTGTTCTCCAGGTATTACGTTCCAACATGTCAGCTCGCTTTTTAACGGCCAGCAGCTCGGGGTCCTTTGCCTCCTTTAAAAGTATCTGGTGTACTCGCTGTTTTGAGATTCCGAACTGGTCCGCGATTTGCTGTAGCGAAAAACCCTCCTGGATATACAGAGTGTAAATACGTTCAAAACGCTCTTGTCGAGCTTCCTTACTGGCGTATTGACCCCAGTACGTTTGGACGTCTTCTTTAGATTTGATTTGCATGAGGGACTAGGAGCCCGCCGAAGGCTAGACCCTTCAGAGCAAACTGTCAACCCTTAGACAGTTCCGGAGTGCGCTTTCCGTAACGTCCGTTGCTCATGGCGAAAACCTTCCTCAGCCAGCATCCAGGCAGGCACTCCGATCTCAGAGCTTTTAGCCCGACATAACTGCCAAAATTCGGTATCAGGTGATTCCAAGATCTTATTCCGGGCAGAAAGCGTACAATCCATGGTCGGAATTAAGTTGCACCAAGTATAAGACCCTTTAGACAGTAGTTGTCAACCCCTTAAACTGCCGTATTACCACAGCGCTTCTGCAAAAACAACTTGGAATAAAACCCTTCTGGGCTCTGTCCGCTTAACGTAAATTGCACTCACACTGAGTTAGTTACGTATTTAAATAAGTAAGTGGTACTTTATAACAATTAGGGCGCCCCTTAAAGTGCGTATTAATGCGTTCCCTTAAAAGCACACCTTAAATGCGCTTAGTTAAAGGCGTCAGCACCTAGCAAAACCCGTTAAGTCAGTCTTTAATAGAAAATCCTTTTTAAAGAGCCTTTTGAACAGACCCACTAAACCAGAGCACTCTGTGCGCTCAAACCCGGCTAAACGCCTGTCTCATCTGTCTCACCTAAGAATACATGCGGTCCCGATCGGGAAGAAAATCTGCTGGAAACAGACCAATACGTGCTGTGCGCTACACTGAGCATGTTGAGGCACCATGATTCATGTGTAACTCGGTACTACTACTTATGTTCGGCCTGCTGGACGCCGAACCCCTACCGCTGCCTGAAGACCCGCCTGAGCACACCGAACAGCTCGACTACCTGCGCATAGACCGCCACGGCTCCTGTGTCGTCGCGACCTGCCAATGCCGCCGGACGCCTCCGGTAGCCCTCCTAGCTAAGGACTTCGAGCGCCGGTGCCGACTGGCCAGTTCGTTTGCCTGCCCGATTTGCACGGCTGAGCTCAAGAGCGCCGCAACCAGCTCAGCGTCCGATCGGTTTCAAGCCTGGATGCTCCAACATAAATACGTCATAGATCCTGCAGAACACCTGTACGCGTCCGTACTGCCGAAACGCCTTGTCGATTCCACCGACGGCACCTTGATGCGTCCACGCCGCTTTATCTACGCCAGATTTTTCGGTGTAGACCTCGAAACGAAGGACAAAGTCCTTATGAAATGTGGCGATGCGAACTGTTTGAACCCTCACCACATGCACCTTGCGACCAGTCCTGCTAAAAAGGTAAGCTCCGACATGCACCTAGACGTTCTGCGATGGGCCAAGCGCAAAATGACGAACAGAGCAATTCAGGAGCTTATCGAGATGACTCACGGCCAAAATATTTCAGTGAGGACTATCTCCGCACTAAGAAACAAACCGCTTCAATCAGAGTGCATCGCGATCTAATTGAGGTGTTAAAATCCGATCAGCCGTTATCTGCTACAGAAATAGCCGAAGCTTTAGGGATGTCCAAAGTGGCAGCTCTTAGCCAGCTCAAGCGACTGATTAATTTAAAATTAGTTTGTCAAATCAAGTTTGAGCATCACGTTTATTACTGTACAAACGGCATTTTTACTGATCTCATAGATACCTCACTCTTAGAATGAGTTTTTCTGAAACCCCGCAAAAGCCTTTTCTTTGGCGTTCCGAGCATATTGTTGAAAATCTGCCAAGTTGGATTTACACCGACAACGAAGAGCCTCGGACCGAGCCAGAGTGCAAGGCCAAAATCAGCTCTTTAGAGTACACAATTAAGGATATCGAGCTTCAGATCGAGATCCGAGAGCTTGAACTCAAGACGGGTAGCTCCCGCCACGGCAGCGCTTTCGATCACGACAAATGGAAAACCCAGGCGTTGCGGGCAAAACAGACACATATGTATCTTTTAAACGCGTACACATATTGGTTGCTAATTAATAAGCGTCAAGAAACTCTGAATATGTCGAAACTCGATGCGGTTATCAAACTCTTAATCGAAGAGCCTAAAGACTTTATAGCTCAATTAGAAAAGCTTCTGTAAAATAAAACCAGCAGTAACGACAAGAAGGGTTCGTTTCTGCTACCGTCGGGGGTAGCGCTCGTTTTCACCCTTTCCGAGCGCTGGAAAGTGAAGGTCTTTGCCGGGCGCCCGGTGAAGACCCAGCCCCCTTCTACCTATGTCACAAAATCAAATCGTCATCTCAGATCTCAACAAAATCCTACGCAGCATCGACACTTCCCTTCAAGTAATCGCGAACTCTAAATCTGGGTCATTAACCACGGCGTTTATTAACAAGCGTGCTCTTGCTGAACGTCTTGGTGTGCCTTCGGTAAAAATCGACAAATTGATTTACCAAGGAATTATCTCTGGTGGGAAATCCGGACTGGTCGAAGGAAGACATTTCTGTAAGCTAGATCCGGAGGAAAACAACACAAGCAACTATCTTTACGATAGCGCTAGAGTGCTAGCGGATGCTTGGAACAATTTCACGGGGTATACCGATGCCTGACCTCAGTCAAGTCGCACAGCGTCTCAAGTTCAACCTGTTTTCAGGCTCGGAGACCAAAAAACGTATGGCGGCTAATGTCGCCCGCATGATCATTGGAGATATCATCACCCTCCACGACGAATTCAAGACTTATAAGGGGGAGGGTGCTTTATTTTTCAATACCAGCAACGCTGAAGCATCTCAGTTCCTGACGGTCAAGGACATCCAAACCGACATGGCTCTGGCCGAGGAGATGATGAACAAAGACCTAGCAACATTCTTTAAAAAACTGATTAAAGTTATCGAAAAAGAAAAGGACGATCCTATCGTCGTGATGCTCGACATAAACGGAATGAGCATTCACGTCTTGGATAAAAACAAGATCGATCAGGTTCTGGAAGAACAAGTCGCAAGTGCCAATTAACGCCGTAGATTTTGTCTCGCCGGTAGACGTAGTAGCCGCCGTAACCACTTTCTTTGACGGAGAGATCGATTTAGATCCCGCTAGTAGTCATAACGCGAATACACTTATACGAGCCAACAGATATTTTTGTCCTGAAAATCAAGGACTTAAACAGATTTGGAAAGCTAAGTCCGTCTATCTGTATCCGCCACGGGATCTTTTGACTGGGGCGGAACAACCGCCGGATAGAAATCTGTGGACAAAGAAAAAAAGATTCGTTAAGTCTGCCCAGAGAGTCTGGATGGAGGAAATGCTGCGTAAATATACGCTAGGTGAGTTCGAAGAAGGTTTACTGTTCCTAACTTCAACGGACGTCGCGTTAATAGCTGCTCAGAAAATAGGACTAGATTTGCCTATCTGTATACTAAAAGAACACCCAAAACTTAGAAACGACGACAAAGAATTTAGTAAAGTCAATACAAATAAGATATACGGATTTATTTACTACTTTCCATCTCCTTATAAAGCAGATAGAAAGATCCTTGAATTCAGTGCACTATTTAGTACTCTCGGGCGTGTGTATATCTGATTGTTTCGCGAGTGTCGTAAGAATTATCGGGACCGAATTTATCGTTCTCCCCAAAACCTAAGCCAACGGGAACACCTCGCATTTTCTTGCGTAAATATTCACGCGACAATCGCTGACCTCGTTCCTGAGGACTCTCGTTCCAAACCGTTCCCGCCATGCGAATATCTCCACGCTGGCGGTAACGGTAATCGTGTTTGGCGAAAGGAGCTTCCGTGTGGAAAGCTACCTTCCGCTCGTGTTTCCCTACAGGGATTTGATCAGACATTCCAGGAGGTCAGACGCTTTACCTGATCCTGATTGATATTTCCCTGAGCAACTTCCATCGCCCGTGGGTCGTACTGCAGATTAAATGCCGGGTCCTTAGCGATGGCCGCGAAACGAGGCTGAATTTCATCTAGACCGCGTTTGATGTATTGGTCGTAAAGATTGGCGCTCTTAACTAAGGTATCTTCGAAGCGTTGGTGAGAGGGGCTACCCAAAACGGGGTAATCTCCTTGATTGAGTTGCGTCTGCCACCGCTCTTGTTCCCCGGTCATAAACGGACCGAATTGATTTTGAATACGGCTGTAGTAAGAAGAGGGATCGTTGCCCTCTCCCAAGAACCCAAGCATTTCACCTTGAGTATCTCCGGCCAAACCTCGATATTTACCTGCGCGTTGTTGCAGATTCTTTGCCAGCTGCTTACCTTCTTTGACAGCTTGCTCAACCGAAGACTGAGCCGCTTCTAAAGCTTTCTGTTGCGGATTAGCGCCCATAATCTTAAAAACCCTTACTCAAGTATACCGAATCAACCAGCGACGGTTAGCACTTACCTGTTATCGTCCTGCTCCGCCCTGAAAAGTAGACACGATATGCCGGCGTAATTGATCAAAATTACTGTATGGTGTCATATCTCGGCTGCCTGCACCTCGTGGAGCGAGAAAATCAATACTGGCAATCGTGCCGTCGGCCGAACGGACATTTCCTGTCCCTCCTTGTTGCCCGATAATTTGACCCGGCGCAACCTGTTGACCCGGTCGAACCAAAACGCTCTTATCAGCCAAGTGACCGTAAAGAACATCGACCTTCTTATTAGTTAGCGGGTCGAGAGATTCGACAACAACGTAGTTGCCGTAACCACCTTCGCGACTGACATCTTTAACCACGCCGCCTAAGACAGCGGGGAAGCGCTTGCTAGGGAAGTACAGATCAACTCCAGGCTGTCCGCTGGGTTGTTCGTACACGACAGAGGCAGGTCTCTCGAAGGAAGACTGAGCTGACGCAGGAGCTCCAGGGGCTACAAAAGAAGACAACTGCGAGTTTATTAATTCTTCTTGATTGGCCTGACTTTTATCATATGCTTTTTGCGTCATCTTAGCACCTAGAATATCCATAACTAATTTCGAAGGATCGTTTCCTCCTGGAGAGCCTCCCAAGAACAGTGCTTCATTTGCTTTGTATTTGTATTGCTCTGCGAGCGCTAAACCCTCCTCTCCGTATTTTTCGGGATCTGCTTTGATCGCTTCAGCGGCTTGTAAATAAACTTGTGCTTTCTGAGTGTCGCCCGCTGCGGGCTGGGCAGCTCCGGACAAAGCGTACTGAGTGACGATATTCTTTAGCGCGCCTTGAAAATCATACCTAGGCAGACTGATCGGAGTAACACCAGCGGCCTGGCTGTCTTGTTGAACTTGATAAGGTACCCCGCCACCGGGTTTCTGAAGAAAACCCTGGAGTTCGCTCAGGGATTTAACAGGCTGACCGTAATAGCTTCGCCCCTGCAGCGTGGGGAGACTCGCCCATTCCGGAGCGAGTTTTGCAATAGTCTGCGGCGTGATCGGATCTTTCGTAGGATCGACCCCACGCCGCTTCATTAGATAAATAGCTGCGAGGTCTTGTTCTTGCGGACCAAATCCCTGTAGACCTAAAGCTTTTTGCGCTCCGGCATAAGTACCGGGCATAAATTGATAACGTCCGGCAGCAGCACTGCCTCTAGGAAAACCTTTGGTTCTTACAACAACATCCGGATGCTTAGAAAAATCTTGAAAACGACCGCCGCCAAACATGACGTCGTAACCGCCGCCTCGACGAGAGCTGTCGGTACCTTCGGCGTACGCGATCAGATCAAGCCACTGCCGTGTCAGCGGGTTATCTAACGCCATCTGTCTGCTATTTATTCATCATTCTACCGAATCTTCTGAATCGTCGAACATCTGCACATTAGTTTCTACAGCGACCCCTATCTGCTGCATAACGGTTTTATACGCCCTCTCTTTACACATTAACTTTAAGATCATCACCCAGAAAAACTGGTCTCGGTCACTTCTATTATTTAAAGATTTAGCTTTGGCTCGGATGCGGGTCAGTACGAACTCGTCTTCCAGCGTCAAACCGCAATGAAGATTTCGCATCCCGTCACTAAAGTCGGCGGTGGCCACGGGCAGAACCCACTCTCTGTTTATCCTACACCGAATCATTAACGTACGTCTCAGAAGACTAAGTGCTTTCTGTAAACAATATAAAGTCCGGGCTAGGACCCACCTGAGACCTTTACAAGCCCTAGAAAGCTCGTTATCATTACTGAGCCATCCTCATTCACACGGCAGATGTTTGAAGGTAAGACTCTCCTGACGATTGCTGAGACTGCAGAGTTCCTCAACTGTTCCAGCGGCTTTGTGCGCAAGCGCATCGCACTGACCGAATCCAATAACCCCGGCGGCTGGCCTAAAGATATCTACGTGAACCTCCAGCCCTCTGGCGCTAAATCTCTGTATCGCATCAACAAAGATGCTCTTCAGAACTATCTGAACGGTGCGGATTCGTCGGCTAAAGTAGAGGACGACGCAGCAGAGCCCGCCGTAGCGGCAGCTTTTTGAACATGACGTACACCGAGACTTTTGCTTCTACTCCGGCGTCGGCTTTAATGCCCACGCAAATTGAGGAGCGAATTATCTCGGTGGAACCAGAGCCCCAGCTTCAGGATCTTCTCTTGAATCTGGTGGCTCTGTCGTCTTACGCACATCAACTGTACGCACAATCTCACTTAATTCATCTAAACGTCGAAGGTCCTCTGTTCCTGCCTATCCACGAATTCTTAAAAGGTCAGTACGAACTACATGTCGGCCAGTTTGACAAGCTGGCCGAGTTCGTACGCACCATGGATACTCTGATGCCTATGTGTCAGAAAGGTCTACTTAACGCTTATAAAGGTTTTAAACACTGCAAATCTTATGAAACTCGCGATATGTTAGTGACTTATCTGAAAAACTTGGAAGATTTTGGAATGCAAGCTAAAGATCTCGGCGAACTGGCTCGTACAGTCAAAGCTCCTGATGTAGAAAACTACGCAGCTCAGCTAGTCGACGAGTCTTTTAAAGCAGCGTGGTTTCTTAAGAGCACACTTCGGGGTTAAATCTGAACCCACTGGCCGCCGACATAAATATATAAACCTGAAGGTGCTGCCGCTTGGTACATGACGGTGCCTTCAGGTGAACTTACAGGCAATCCAGTAGTAATCGGCACACCGGAGGCTTCAATACAACCAGAAGAAAGAACAGCAAAGTAGGATCCTGATGCGGCAATAGCTCCGGACGCAATTATTGAACCAGAAGCTGCAATACACCCAGAAGCTGCAATACACCCAGAAGCTAAAATACAACCTGACGCCATGATGGCGCCCGAGGCTGAAATAGCAAAATCAGCGTAGGCTGAGCCGATAGTTTGCCACGTGGATCCAGTCCAGACCTTCATGTAGTACGCAGAAGTACTACTATCTACCCATGTCTCCCCGGTGGAATTGCCTGCTACACCTGCCGGAGAAGCATTAGGTGCTGTAGTGGAGTAATGGTTGGGTCCTATCTTCCGAATATTCCCACCTGAATCCTGAAAATAAAGACCGGGGTCGCTACTTCCGAAAGATAGAGCAAGACGACCGACCTGAGCCGCCGTTGTATTTGGTCGGTCGGACGACTGAGGAGACCGATTACTTAAAAGAATGTAAGGCGTAGAAGTCATCAGTACGTGCCTCCGTTTAGAGAGAGTCCCACCGGAGGAACTATAGAACCATTAGCGTACGTCCCTCCGTCAATCGTGTTTGTAGGCTGAAGAACAGGAGAACCGTTTAAATAGGTGCCTCCGTCATAAATTTCAGAAGGCTGCGGAGCGTAAGGGTCGTATTCCGATACAGGAAGCAAAGATATCTTATTAGGATCCAAAGAGACAAAAGAACCTAGTTCGCCTATATTCAGAGTCTTACTGACTACGTTATAAGTATCAGGATATAGCATCTGTGTAGGCATCGTCTCTGGAGACGGACCGTATCTATTCCACCAAACTAAATTACGCTCGCGATAATAAAAATCAGTCTGTTTTTTTAAATCGCGCTCAAACTTTTCTCTATACCACTCGTTCATCGGCTCGTCGTTAGGTTGCGGGAGCCAAATTGTAGTTGCGGCGTCTTGTTGATATTTATTTTTTAAATCCCACATTGCAGCGTAGATATGTTTACACCATCTGGGTTGATAATAAAACAAATTAGGATCTGAATAAGAAGCTTGTTCGTAAGAAGGAATATTGTAGATCTGGTTAAGATAAATAAAACCAAAAGAACGAGCGTACCCCGGGTTGTCTTGTGCAGGAACAACACGAGGAGTCTCTGTCGGACCTGCATCAAAAAACCCAGGAGACGTGTTGAAAACTCCCGTGTAGGGATACTTCATCTTTAAAGACTTTTGATAAAGATCAAAAGATTCACGTCCCAAAAAATCAGGGCAACTACATTGACTGCGCATTTCAGTAGTCAAAAATTCACCTGGGGCGGGCGGTCCAGAGGCAGGAACACTCATCGTTGTGGCATCAACCACGCTCCAGCTGTTGTCCGGGCCGTGAGATAAAAACAGAGTGTTAAAAACAGGCGCACTATCTGGCTCCGTAGGAACACCGTCTATGCCTACAGCAGTGACAGTATAGTTATTAAAACCGTAGAGTTTATCTGTGCCGTTAGGAGTAAAACGGTTAGATAAAACTTCTCCTTTAAAAAAAGAAATGGGGGCACCAAAGGTAGACGTTAGTTTTACGGCGTATGTCTGTGCGTCGTAATTAGTTACAGATTCTACGGCGTAACCGTAATCTTTAAAATTGAATGAATCTCTGGGTCGTATTCCGACCATCCACATTTTTGAATCCGTCCTTGTGGTCGGATACAAAAAAGATAAAGCAGGTATATAAAGACCAGATCCTGAATTTTGACCTAAGTAGTATTTAAAACCGTAAGCTAGTGCATCGTATGCTTGTTGAGCATACATTGATAATTCATATCCTCTACGCCAACGAATCCACAACGAGGCGTAATCATAATCGCTTAAAATACTAAAATCTTTCGTGTTGACAGCTGGACGAAATCTCCTATTAAAAGGTTGCGGCCTGCTTAATTGAGACGGATGTTCAGCCCCAGCAATATCAGGAACAGATCGGATACCTGAGTTCGCATTGAAGGCGCGAAACCCGAAATTATCCGATCCTTTCCGACGTGACATAGCAGATCAATAGAATCCGCCTTGAGCCAAAATAGTGATACCAGAAGCACTTAAACCGCCAGAGGCAGCTACACCAGAAGCGCCAGCAGGTCCCACGCCGATGTAACCGGCACAGAGAATGTAACCCTTCTCAAGATACAGACCTTCGTTCTTGCCGATTTGGACAGGAGCGATCAAGTTTGTATCTCCGGTGCGAGGAACCGGTGCCATCACAGCGGGGAGCTGGACACCCAGCGGATAACCAAAAGTAGAACCGCTCAGTCCTACCTCAAAGCGTCCGATCATCAGAGCAGCCGACGTGGAAGGAGCCGCTTGGTTTGGCATATAGACGTACAGACCGATATCTGCCGTGCGAACGCCGCTGTTATCGGGATAGTCCTCGTTGCTGACGATGGTGATGTCCTCAACGAGAGCACCGTCCTCGGACGGGAGATCGCCCACGCGCACTAGCTGGATCAGGGTCCCTAAAGAGGGGTTGGTAGGATCGCAAGTCGTCGTGGCATTAGTGATCCGTGCCCCCCGCAAAAACGGACGATCGATTAAGCAGGGCTGCTTGTTGGTGCTAGTTGAGGCCATTGTACGCGCTGGGTGAAGTGAATCAGCCTAAACCCCGTAAAGGGTTATCGGTTTTAAGAGGAGCGGGCTTACCTAAAGCGGCAGCCAACAACGGGGATGAATCTTCCTTAGAGCCGCCAATACGCTCAAGAATTTTTTCGAGGCGCTGTTCGTCGCGCTGTTGAGCGATGTAATCGGAGATCATACGGGTCGCCATGCCCTGAGGCGCAGGTTCCATGCCACGGATGCCTCGGACTAAGTTGCCGATTCCCTCCAGCAATAAACTGCCGCCGACCCAAGCGTTGCTAAAAGGGCTATCGGAAATGCCAGGCTTGCTGGGGCTAGGGCTTGTAGAGGGTGCCAAACCCTCGGCCACTGCAGAAAATTCGTCGACGCGATATTCCGGAGAGGCGAATCCACCGGGGATAGAAGTGCCGAAGTCGTACCCACTGATGGGCAGCGCATTAGAGAAATAGTCCGCCATGGATCAAGCCTCAGAACAAGGGCATTTTTTCAAGGGTTTGGTACGCCTGCGGGGCAAGCGTGGCGTTAAGATCCGCCGCTCCTTGAGTACCGAAGGCGGCGTTCATCGCGGCGGCCCGAGCTTGACCGGCTGCATTATTAGGTGTGTTGGTTCCCATAGAGGTACCGAGTACAGCCCCCTGTGCTACAGGCATTTGCTGGCTGGGGCCACGGCGCTGCATCTGAAGTTGCAGGCGGTACGCAAGCTCGGGATTAGCGCGAGCCCAGGTCTCGAAATTGGCCTCGTTTTCAATACCTACCGAAGCAGGAGCGCCCATACCTTTAAGTGCGCCGACAATCTGTTCCGCACGTCCAGGAGCGTTCGCATAAGCCGATTGAACACTGTAAAGATCACCAATGTTCTTGTACTGAGAAGCATCCTGACGGAGACCCTGTGCTGCGTTTTGAACAGCTTGACGATATTCGGAATCGCGTGAATCCATAAGCTGAGGCACCGATCCAGCACCCATCGAGCTACCTACAGGACCAGACGGAGCTCGGCCGCCGACGGGAGCCGGAAGACTGGGAGCAGCAGGCGTAGAAGGAGCACTTAGCGAACTGGGATTGACGGTGCCGGGGATGGCGTTCGTGCTACCGGCAATAGGTTGAGGAGCGGAAGCTACGGGAGCACCGGTAACGGAAGGAGTGTTAGCACCAAATTCAGGCGTCGCTGTGGGCACACCCAGCTGCGTTTCACCGGGCGCAGGAAGCTGCTCTTGACGTCCGGACATAAAGGCAGCGAGGCCAAGACCGCCCAGAATTCCGCCGCCGACAAAAGGTGCGACAGGCATCCGTCGGGCAGCTTCAGTTCCGCCAGCCGCAGCAGCTTGGGCAGCTGCCGGCGAAGAGAAAATTTGACCGAGATCGACAGTGTTTACACCGCCCATAGCGTTGGCTCGGGGCGGCGTTTGTCCGGCAGCAGTCGACGGAGTAGCGCCCCGCTGAAAAACATAAGGAGCGGTATTCGCTTTATTTAAAACATAAGAGGCTTCGGCATCATTTAAGCCCAACTTTCTCAATTGGTTTAAATTAGTGACATCGTCAACACCCATAGCTGTTTTTTGCCTTGTACCTATAACCAACCCGTCCAGTTCGTCTAAAGGAATCCGAAAAGAAGAACTTTGAGAATCAACGGAAGTGGCCTTGGGCAAAGCGCGTTGGGCTTGAGGAACTTCATAAACATTGACCCGTTCGATACCGGACTCAGTCAAAGACTCCGGCGTGCGGGTCAGGGCGCCGCCACGATTCAGATATTGAGCGGGGGTAGCTTCAAGCTGACGAATAAGCGGCGAATCAAAACCTTCAGCGCCAAGCAGAGCTTCCATCACAGCGTCTGGGTTGACGCCACGCTCGGCTGCGGTGGTCTCGACAATGGAACGAATGCGGCCATACCCTTCAGGGTCGCGACGCATAAGTTCCTTCCCGTAAGCAAACGCGGGTTCAGGTGCTTGAGGGGAGCTAGGAATCGGATAGGGCCGAACAGTCGTGCTGCGGGGAATCTCTTGACCCACCGGCAACGAACGTTGTCCAGGAGCGATGCCAGGAACCCGAGCAGGGAGAGCTTCCCGAGGAACATCGGCCTGGGGATAGCCCGCACGACGAGGTACTTGCTCAGCGGGAACCTCACGAGGCACCGGCAGTTGTTTTTGAAAACGACCGGTCTGAGTATCCGGAGGTACGTTTAAACGAGGTTGGACTGCTTGCCCAGCGGGCGCAGCTTGAACAGCGGGGCGGCTCGGTTGGATGGTCTGCCGGATTTGCCGAGGAGTCGGTGCATCCGGAATCATGTTATTGATCATCCGAAGACCGCCCTCAACGAGCGCTCGGATGGCCTTTTCGTATGAGCTGTACGACATCCTAAAGACCTAGCCTGAGTTTATATTAGCGCCAATCTGCGTAGAAATACAGACGATCAGCACGAGACACATCAGGTGGACCAGGAATAGCTTGGATGAATTCTGCGCCACTCCGTTCAAATCTATACCGAGATGCCACGGGGTCTTTATAGTTGGCTACATAAAGCATCTCAGCCAAACGACCCGTCTCATACAGGTAGTTTTGACGCCAAACTTTGGCAACTTCAGTTTTATCTTGAATGTTGATCGAACGGTTAACATCCCCAAGAATGGTTTCTTGGCGGTTCGTGGCGCGACCTGCAGCGAGTTCCGTTAAGCGCTCAGCTTCCTCACAGCGCTCAATCTGTTGGACAATTTTATCGTAGTAAAATTCACTAGATATACTATTACAAGCCTCTAATAATCTGGCATAATCACCAGCAGGTACAGTGGCTATATTGTAACCTAAGTGATAAGCTACACGACTAAAGTTAAAATCATCTAACCTATAACCGAAGACTTGAGCCGGGTTTCGAGTTAGCTGGTTTACTGCAGCGTATATTACTTGTCTCTTAGTTGCATCTGTTGTGTCGGGCTGAAAGACGACGCCTTGCTGCGCCAGATAACTCTGGAGCTGCTCTAGTTCTTGCTGCGTAAACTGAGCCATAAAAAGCGCCGCCCTGTGTTACAGTATAGGCCCTCACAAACGAGACATGGCTCAACCGCGCTTATGGTGCGACCATCCGTTACAAGATACTTACAGATCGATGATAAGTCGCTGCTATCACAAAGGAAATCAAAGCTACGAAAAATACGGCGGAAGAGGGATAACTGTATGCGAGAGATGGTTAAAACACAGAATGAACGGAGGAAAAACATCAGAAGGTTTTAAAAATTTTGTTGAAGATATGGGACCCAAACCTTCAAAAAATCATTCATTAGAAAGAATAGATAACAACAAAGGGTATTGTCCCGAAAACTGTAAATGGGCAACTAAAAAAGAACAGCAACTAAATAGAAATAGATATAAAAATGAAAAGCTTAGAGGAGAACTACATCATCAAAATAAACTCACAGAACAAGAAGTAATAGAAATAAAAAAAGCTCTGTTAAATCCTTATAGAGGACTTATAACAGAGCTGGCTAAAAAATACAGCGTAGATAGAAAAAATATATACGCAATAAAAAATGAAGAATCTTGGAGTTGGTTGCAAATTACTCCACAAAAATAGAGTCGTTCAGGATCTCATCCCAATTTACATGTTTGATTTGGCGAAGCTGTTCCAGCTTTGTAAAACGCTCACCAGGCAACGACATCCGAAGCTCAATAATTTCGTTGGCGGTCTTAAGCCCCACGCCGGGTAACACTTGGGTCAGCAGCTCAGGTGTCATCGCGTTCAGATTGAAGCGACTCGGCGCCGGCACTTGCGGTTTCACAATCTGTCGACCCCTACGAGACTTAACGGGTTTTGCGTCCGAGCCATCCTCCGCGACCTCGTCTTTTTGCTCGATCTGGTTCTTATGAGCGAAAAAGACTTTACCTGTTGTCTTGGATTTCACCATAAAGTACTCACCGTCATCATGAGTACTCAGAATGTCGACTTTTACACCACTAGGAGTGAAGGTGACGTCTTTAGAAACAGTGGCAGTCATCATGGAGATACGACTTTCGCGCAGTATAGGACAAAGTTAGAATAGAAAAAAGTCAACGAACGATGCCCAACCCTTTTAACTTACTTAGATTTGCAAATCAAGTTCCTGGCGTAGGTAACGCCTTGAGGGCCATCTACGCTGTAGCTCCTGACGTGGGTATAGGACTTCCCGTGGAGCTCATGATGTCAGAGAAAAAGTCACCTAAAAAAGAAAAAACGGCTGCTTTAAATACGGCAGCTGAAGTAGCCACGTCGCTCGTCATGGGTGGCGCCGAAACGATTCCGCAGTTAACTCAGCTGGCTACAGATCCCGGAATCCTGAGAGCCTTAGGTCAGGAAGGGTTGAGCCGGAACGAGATAATTCGAAATTTGAATGCACGCGCCCGCACCATTAACCCCAGCATGTACACCGAACAGCTGGTAGAGCAAATTGTTGAAGGTCGAATCGACGAAGAAAAAGAACGACTAATGCAGGAGGCTCGCAATCGCCTGCGTGGAATCGAAGTGCCGCTACCAACCTCGGGAATGATGAGGATGCGCTAAGGCAATAAAAAACCCCTCCCGAAGGAGGGGTCCCCTTTGCCGACCTGAGTATATCAGGAAGGAACGGTAGAGCTGTAGATGGTGGATTCCACCACGCCGCCGGGCTGCAGAACCAGATCATCGCGCTTAGGAGCGACGTCGGGGACAATCCAGCACACCTCGCAAATAGCGAGCGCCTTGTTCTTACCGGCCAGTTTGCCGGACTGGGCGCGGGGATCGAAAGTACCCGAAGCGAGGGTAAGACCGGAAGCAACAGCGCCGCCCAGGTTACGGGTAGCAAACAGTTTCCAAGTGGTCTCGGTGCTAAGGGCAGACAGCTTGCTGGCATCAATGATGTTCACCGAAGCATTGCTGCCGTTCTCGATCCGGCTGCTGGCGCCGGTCACGGACACACCGAACTGACCAGAAACCACGGTGCCGTCACTGCGCAGACCTTGGTTCACTGCGGGAACCAGGCTGAGCTGAGGAGTGGCGGAACCGCCGCCCACACCGCTGCTGATCACGTCGCCGCCGTCAACGCGGAGCGAAGCGCGGTAAACATAAGCGCCAGCAGGCACTTTGATACCGTCAGCGATGTCGGAACGGACATCCTTGTGATAATCCGGGGAGGGGATGATCACGTTGGCGCTGCTGAAGGCTTGGTTAGAGCCGTTCAGACCAGAACCGTAAGGCTGAGCGTAGTACTCAAGCTGGTTAACGGAACCGTTGGCCTGATAGGAAAGGTCAACATAACCGATTGCCTGCTGAGCAATCCAGCCAGGACGGAACACCACACCGACAGGACCGCCAACGGGTTGGCCGGTCAGGGTCTCGGAGGTTCCGTTCTCGTTGTTGAAAACAACGGACTTTTCTTCGTGCCAGTAACGAAGAACGTTAGTGTAGTTACCAGGATAGATCTTGGCAACTTGGAGCTGGTTAGAGTTGATCGCCATCGTTAGTACCTCCTATTAAGCGTTAAAGGAGTAAGCGATGGTGGCGAAGTCAGCGTTCAGGAGTTCGAAACCTGCGTACAGGCTCCAAATCATCATGATGAAACGGCTGAAGTCGTCGTTGTTATTCAGGAGCACCTGAGCATTGTTGCCGCCGATACCGACGCCCACGCTCTGGGGACCGAAGAACATACCGATTGCACTCTCATAGGAAGCGCCGGTACCGCCGATGGTCGCGGTCTGGCTCTGAGAGGGCATGTTGGTCGATTCGAAGAAGCGAACGCCTTCGAAAACGAAACCGGTGGGCATGATGGGCTCACCAGCCACGAAGCTGGCTTGACCGAAGCCCTGACCCATGTAGATAGCAGCGTTGGGCTGCATACCCGACATAAGGGGGTTGATCTGACCGTTGCCAGGATAACGAGCCACTTCACGGAAGTCGCTGTTCTGACGCAGGTGCATCAGGAAGGTAGGATCGCATACACAGCGATAGAAACCGTCCTGATAGGTAGGAACGTTACGCTTACGCAGGCTCTTCACCACGCGCAGCAGGTCGTCCTTAACGTCGAACTTAGCTTGTTCGGCGTTGCTATAGGTCAGGGAACCAACAGCCAGATCGCCAGGGTAGTAGTAACCACCTTGGGTATCGGAAGCTTGGCCCTTAGAAACTGCTTTCAGGAGTTCGTTGATGAACACCCGGTCACGCCAACGACGATAGTCGTCGAGCAGAGTCAGCGAACCGATCGACTGGTGGAACGCGGTCAGGTTACCGGTGTCCAGCAGCAGGCGCTGAGCAGTGATCAGGGTTTCCCGAGCAATCTTAAAGGTGCTCGGTTGGGTGGGATCGGACGGATCAGCAGGACCGGTGTACTCCTTAAGAGTCACCAGCACCTTGTCCTTCACGATGTTGCGGCTGTTAGCAGTACCGATGGTCTGCTCTGCAGTACGCTCACGTGACTCTTTGCTTCCCGGATTACCCCAGAACCTGTAGCGGTCTAACTGCACAGTCTGGCCAGGCTGCTTGCTGAAGTCGTGAACGACCACAGGCTCTGCAGCCATCTCAACAACGTACGCAGGGTGCGGACGGTAGAGTTCGGCGCCGAGAAGCTTCGGGAAATCATTATCGACAAACACTGTCGATAGCTCCAGAAACTACAAAGTAAGTTTAATAGATAAAGAGGCTAAGGACACATAAAAATGTCTCGTTTTTAGCGCTAGCCCAACTTTCGGTAGATATTGCGTACGCTCTCTGGTAGCTGGTAGTAGATAGAACCGTAGTTAGAAACGTATTTGGCCGCGCCGCCGCGATACATAAACCGGAATGGCACAGACATCAGTCCGGGCTCTTCTGTACGAATCGTCTGTGTGTACGTCTTGCAGTAAACCGGAGGGTTGTAAACCCATTCAGAACGATTCGCCGTTCCCTGAGGACCGAGCGAGTTGGTGAGAATGCCTCCCTCGTACCGACCGTGGGTTACTCCACCACCCGTAATTCCTTGCTGTCCAGTATTTCCTGTCGGTGTGTTGTAAGGATCGTAGGTCTGAGAGTCTGGTGCAGATCCCCCGAAGTACGTATATTTACCGGCATCGCGGACTCCGTAGTCAGGACCGGTAAAAGTCTGAATTTTCCGTCCAGCAATCGTGCTGACAGTAACTGGTCGATATCCTTGATACGAACTTAAGACACCACTAGGTGCGTAATCTACATTCTCGTAATCAGTCCAGTACCCTGATACCGCCGTAGGTACTTGACGCCACGACGTTGAATAGGTGCCGCTGTAACTAGGAGACCCATCGACAATTACGCCGACGTCAGCTCCGGTATCTCGAATACCCGAGCTAACAACGACATAACCTTCATACGAAGGGCCGGTTTGGACGCGATGCGGCCCCGAATCGTAATTGTAATTTCTATACGATATATACATTTAAAGCAGCCAGAGCTGCCTTAATTCTAAGCGGCGGGGGTATCCTCAGCCGGAGCTGTAGGGGAAACCTGGCTGGCGATTGCCCGAATATCCTCGCTAATCAGATTTACATCGCGAGCGTAGTTCGCCTTGAGTTCTTCAAGCTCTTTTTTCAGCTGCTCGACTTCGGTATTTTCGCCGCCACGGCGACGACCAAGGGGATTAGGCACGAGTTACTTACCTTTGCTCTTCTTGTATTTTACAGCTTTTTTCTTCGCCTCCTCGCGTTTCTCGACGCGCTCAGGCAAGTTACCTTTCGTCTCTTTTTCGTATTCAGCTACTTTAGCTTTTGAGATTTCACCTCGCTCTTGCATTGCGTAGAATTTACGCCTTTGTGCCTCAGACTTAAAAGGCATCTTGATAAACGCTTTTTAACAGTATATCCAATAAAAAACCCCCGTTGTCCAGACGGGGGTCACGCTATGTTCGTCCACCATGCGAGCGGTGCTCCACACCGCTGAACTTACTTTAACTCAGTTGCCATCAAGGAACAACAGCTTGGCTCGCAGAGCCTCGGGGGACATGTTGTTCAGATAACGCCAAGCTTGATCGGGAGCTTGGTTCATAACCTGACCGAACTGTTCCCACTGCATGTTGGGATCTTGCTGAGGTTGACCGCCGGTGGAAGCGGCAGGCACAGCAGGCACTTGGTCATAGTTGGGCTGATAGCTCTGCTGGATAGCAGTGCGAGCTTCATCAGCAGCAATCTGCTCATCGGTGCGCAGATCGGTGGGATACACCTCGGTGAAGAACCGGTTGGTGTAATCGGCGAGCTGATCAGGATCAGTCAGAATCTGCTCCATCGCCATGCCACGGGTGGCAATTTGCTCAAGAGTTTGATGCTGCTGAATCAGGGCATCCTCCAGAGTGGTGGAGTACTGATTCAGAATCGCCGGAGCTTCCAGACCGAAGTGATTAACGACGGCGGCGCTTGCTTGGCTTAACTGCGGCTCCTGAGCCGTAGAAGTCGGCGAGGAAGTTGGGGTCGTATAGACGTTGCTGGATAAGATCGGCTGAGCCGTAGGGGGTTGGTAAGCCCAGGGCTGTTGGACCTGTGAAGCCAGACTGTTCTGTTGAATATCCTGCGCCGCCAGTTGGGGCTGCGCTAACGATGCTGTCTGGCTGGGGGACGGGGAGAGCCGGGAGACGATCCGGTCCAGGCTGCCCAGCGCTGCTTCCCACGGGTTGCTCGGGGAGGAGGCTGACGGAAACTGGCTGGACTGGCTGCTGATAGAAGGGGCCGTAGCCAGTTGTGCCGGCGACGGCGCTTGGGCTGTAGTTGCCGAAGCTACCGCCGGGGTAGGGGTTTGCGCCACCCACTGAGGGTAAGCGGTTGAGCCCATATCCGGGGAGAAGGCCGCCTGGGGCGCCGCTACTGCCGGGGAGACCGGGCTCGGGGTCGAAGCTGGGATCGCTTGGCTCATAGCTGCCCGAGTAAGTTAGTTCTTGCGCGAGGTGATCGAATGTGCGGTAGAGGAGAGGCGTTATATTTAACCTCGGATCCGCCGCTAAGGGCTGGGTCGGCGCAAGAGGGTGCGGCGACTGCATCAGCTGATTTAATGTTAGCAGGAAATTTTGTAGCGCGGCTTGCGTTTGTTGAATCATTCTGAAGGGGAATCCCTTCAACATTTCAGATCGTTCTAGATCACTCTTGTCTGGGAACAAGTAGCGCAGAGCTTCCACGCTGTCAACACCGAGTTCTTGAAGATTTCGAACAACGATTGACTTTTGGTTGATGTCGTACGCCGTATCTTCATAGACGTCACCTTGGAAGCGATAGGTCACTTCCCGGTCGCCATCTGGAGGTAATCCAAACACACCGCCGGGGACTTTGTTTTCCGACAGAGCCGTTTGGATGGCCACGTCGACGTCCCGCTCGTATTTGGCCAGACGCTTCTGATACTTCTCGGCGGCTTCCGGGGTATCTTCTTTCGGTTCTTTGGGCGGAGCCATGCCCATGACCGAGATGAAACTCTCGCGGAAAATTTGCTCTTGATGATAAATAATCATCTCCAGCAAACGACAGAAGCCGTAGCTCAGAAAGCTCTTATTTTTACGAAGAGCAGTCGCCTGAGCACGACCCATAAGGCCCTTAATCTCAGTCGCAGTGGCACCGGCGCTAATCGATATTTCATCAACGCCGCCGAGTGCAGTTCGAATTTCCTCTCGTAATAAAAGGGCATAACGATTCATGTCCCCGTTAACGGGGTCAGGGGTCATATAACCGACTCGGTCTGTCGGTTCGACGTTGGCAATAATTCGAGGAACTCGAAGACCCCCGATACCAGACTGCGATCCGAAAGGATCCGAGACCCGCGTGGACGGAGAATCTAAACCGCCAAATCCGCTCTGACTGCTGATCGTCGGACGGAAGTTACGATCGGTATCACTCGCCTCCACCAGATCACTACGCGGACGCGAACTGATCAGAGTCGGGTTGCCAAAGAACTCGATGTTCTTGGCGATATTCTGCATCATCTGATCATGCAGAACAATCTGCTGCATGAACGGCTCGAATTCGCCTTCGCCTTCAGTGCCGCTAGCGTTGGGTTTGTTAAGAACCTCCACGGCGGGGATAAACCCGAGCGTGTTAGGTCGGCTGTTCCGAGGCGTAATAACGGAACCCGGCTCTAAGTCAAAACTCAGCTCTGTGTCGGCTTCGTACTCTGTGATCGTCTCAGCCGTAATCGAGATACGGACGTACCTCTTGTTCTGACCGTAAGTATTTGAAGGCAGCCCTAAATTGCCATTCTTAACTTTGTAGGAATAAAGGATTACAACCTCTTCGATTTCTCCATTGAGGTCGTGATAAACCCGATACTGATTTTTGTTGAAAAAATAAATCTGATACTTCAGCTTGGGGTCGGGCCTGAAGTAAAAAAGACCCGAACCGTCGATCAAAAAATTCCGAACGATAGCCGGGAAGCGGATATCAAGTTTATTAAGTTTTATCAGATCATCCAGAAACTTACTACGAGCTTTATACGTATCCTGCTCACAATAGAAAAACAGACCCTTCTTAATCATAAGAAGGGTCATCTGCTGGACATGGCTCAGCACCACCATGGTGGCGGATTGCTTAGAGCGATCCTGAGTTCGGGCTGCCTCCAGAATCTCACTGAATCGTCCTCGGACACTTAGAAGATCTGCAGGCATTTTACGAAAACGACGTTATCAGGAGTCCGGAAGAAGGTACTCCTTCACTCGTTCCAGTTTAAACAATTCTGGCGGTAAAAGATCATGCGGATACGCGGTCAGCAAATGATCTTTGCGCCCGAGCGGATCGGTCCCGCCCACTGTGGCTTTGTACTTATCCAGATAATCCAGCATTTCCTCGCTGTATGCAGGAGCGTGTGCATTAGGTATGTCGTCATAGCAGTGAGAGAATGACGTCAACTTACGCTTAAGGCGATCCGGACCTCCCATCCAACTAAAATGCCACCCGGCGTCACAATCTCCTACGACAATATCGTTCGGATTTCTGCGGATCTCAGAGAGGGTCTGATCCAAATGATCATGAAGGACAACGGTCCCACAAGTCCAGTTAGTCGGAGGCTTTGTTTTGTCTCCGTCTGGACTCACAACACGAAGGTCCGCTCGGCCATACATCATCGGCATCGACAGACGAACACATCGCGCAGGATCTGCCTTAGCCAGGTCTACAGCTTCTAAGAGAGCGGATGGTTTGGGTATTTCGTCTACGTCGGAAAAGAAAAAGACCGAATCAGGCGGAGTCATCCGCATTCCCACAGCGAGGGCATCTCGCTGAGCGAACTCGCGGATCCAAGGACTAGGAGCGATATCCGGCGGCGGAAGCTCGACGTGCAGAACTTGAAGTTTGTCTTCGGGCAACCCAAGTTTTCGGATCGTCTCTAAGCAAGTAAAAGGCTTTTCGTCACCTTTAAACGTACGATTGGCGTCCGTGATAATGAAACCATCTACAATGTCTTTAAGAATTTCTACACGGAGTTCAAGTAGTTCTGCTTCGTTGAAATAAAGAAAACAATCAAACAGCATGGAAGGCCGGAACGGGCCTGCATAGCTTAGCAAGATTTAGCAAGAAAAGCACTCACCAGCTGCGGCACGCCCAATAGCGAGCTTTTAACTTACTCCCTGGGTTATCGCAGTTATGTCGCGCTCTGAAATTGGCGCGTCTCTCTGGGATGTGTTTCTTAATTGTCATGTTCGGATCGCCAAAACGAACCAAACGAACCTGATCACCTTCTTTCGCGGCCACGGCAAATTTCTTACCGCCGCCAGAATCACGACGAGGTTTGTTATACCCGTCAAACACTTCTCCGGCCATGCGAATCTTAGCCATCAGTCTTTATTCTTTCTTTTAATATATTCGGAAGCACGACGACGAGCTTCTTTAGCTTTTTCAGTATTCGGTACTTGAGTATTTACTGGTTTATTACCCGCAGTAGCACGTTTCTTCTTTTCATCCGTAGCGCGACGCTCTTCTGCGCTCATAGAAGCCCACGCAGATTTGGGAAGATAGCGTTCTGTGCGACCTTTTTCCCGCGCTAAATCAGCCATAACTAGGACTTTTTGCTTTTTTCGTATTCTTCACGAGTTTGCCAATCTTCCTTACCCCAACGGCTGAGCTTGTTTTCGCTTGATTTCTTACCCTCGTACCTTCCGCCTGCTTCCTTGTAGTACTTAACAGCAAGCTGCATAGCTCGCGCCGAATGACCTCCTAAACGTTTGCGTGCTTTAGCTTTAGCGGCGGCCCACTTCTTAGGGTCCCGCTTCTTCGCAACTTCAGCCATTGGCCACGGGGGTTCCGTCCCCCGGCGAGACAGGAATACCGGTGCGTGGACCACGCTTGGCGGCGGCTTTGCGAAGCATCTCCGCTTTTATTTCTTCTGTGGGATCCTGAGTAGGAGAGAACTCATCTTCGTACGTACCGTAGGGACCGTACTGAGGAGGAATAGGTGCGTTAGGAGCTTCTTCACTCACTTGATTCTCGTATCCATCGCTTCGCATAGCCGCCCGTTGAGCGGTACGTTGACGACGTGACGCTAATTCCTGGGCATTAAATGCCTTCGTGAAAAAGTCGCCAGCTTCGAAAAACGGATCTGCCATGGTTATATTCTATTACATACTGCCGATTTGTTGCGCCGCAAGAGCTTTGGCTAAAAGATCAGACTTAAGAGCCGACATAAAATCAGACGAAACTCCGCCTCTTTTTCGCAATGAACTAATAATGTCATCGGCATCTAAACCGGTGCTTCGACGAAAACTCGAATCACCGCCGCCGAGTAAAGAGATCAGATTTGCGTAATCAGCGGCCATCAGTACAAGACAAAAACACCAGGAGCATTACCGCTGATAATAGCTGTACAAGAAATAGGGATAAGTTGGTTACCTTGCAGGTTCGTAGCCGAAGCTTGCTGGCCCGGTGCGTCTGTTAACTCAACCGTTAGGTATGACTTATTCGCGTTAGGGTCTTCTTCCAAAAAGATGGCTCGGCACGCAGGAAAGCGTTTTAAACCTGACGCAGGATTCCAGCCGAAGCCACTGGCATACGGCAAAGCCGAGGTCTGACCGTAAACCGAACCAAAAGCTCTGACGTCCACTACTTAATGATTCTCTTTGTTTGATTCTAACTCACCGATCAAACACTGAAGGTACCAAGCCGCTTTTTTGAGGTCCTCCACGCCGTTTTTGAACTTGTATCGCCAAACATATTTAGCGATATTCCCGTGGCAGTAGTCTCTAAACCCTTCAGGACCTAACTGAGCCTTCAAAGCGTCGATGCACTCAATAACACCTGACGTATAGTGCGAAGGGTGATTGACGTTGTCCATAAAAATTCAGATCTGAAGCATTGTATCGCAGGTTATAAGCTCTGTCTGCTTTTTAGCGAGTTCTGTCGAGTACTTAGTGTCGTCATGTGCTAATAAACAGCACGGATGAGGCTTATAAACGCCATTTTCCTCAATAACCGGGATGCACCGCCGATGTTCGTGCCCCAAAGGGACGTTTTCGAACGCTAAACCCATGGAACTTCGATCAGCAAGGGGCCAATTTCGGAATCCGACAATTTCTACGCTCTTTGTTGGGTCCATACTGTCGCTTCTGACATATTTGACCGCGTCAAAACTATCCAAAATCATCGCAGCGTAATAAGGACTTGCAATTTGGGCAAAAAACTTAATCTCTCGGTCAATTATGAGCAATTTCTTTACGTCGAAGCCTCGATCAGACCAAACGTTCGGTGTTCGCTTAGTCAAAAGATACCGGTAGTGATTATCAAACGGTATTTTTTGCCCTTTGAAGCTTTCGTAGCGAATAAACCCCGGTTCAAGCCCATGCTCGGCTAAGCGAGGCTTCCAGCGTAACCAATACTTAAAATGATCCCAAGTTATAAGCATGTCATTCTCCTGATATATGTAATAATCGTACTTGTAGTTCATACAAGCTTGTACTAAGTCGTGTTTGTGCGCCCAGGTCAGTCCCCACCCGGCATACTCGGGACCGGCGATGACTATATTCAGCTCTAACAGGCCATTAAAAGGTCTTAAAAGCTGCGCTAGTTTATCAACGTCACTCTGAGCCTCATAATTCACGTATATAAACACAGAAACTTTAAGTTCAAACTCTGTGTAGAGCTTTAAAACCTTCAGTAGTTTCTCAACCCGAGCTAAAGGATCGTGAGCCGCGATAGCAACCCAGAGTGTTTTGTCAAAAACCATGTCAATACTCGACCGAAAAACTACCTCGCCGCTGAAGAAAAGTTATTAACCAAGTGTATGCGTCCAACAAGTCATCATGCGCGGTGGCGCCTACGTTAATCAGCTGGTCGAACAACGCATCGAACTTGCGATATTTGTTAAAAATCACTTTTTGATTTTCTAAAAGACCCAAGGTGCCTCGGAAACGAGCGATTTTGTCGCCTCTAAACCCTTTAACTTCGTGGATATGCAGATTACTTAGTCCCCTTTCGTTCAAAAGAACGCGTCTCAGGTCCGCAGCGAGGCTTGCTTGGTATGCCACGGATTCAACAACGAGCGTCACCGTGGAATATGTCGGCTGGTACTCCCCGTTGTACTTAGTCAAAATGCCCCACTCAAGCAACATATCACACAGCAGATCTATCTTTTCAAGATTTCCTATAGAACGACACTGATGTGCGTCTACGATATAGTACTTATCCTTTAAGCGGCCTCCAAGAACAAACGCCGTGTAGTCAGACGTCTCGTTTTTACTGGCTGAAAGGTCAATTCCGAGCGCCAGGCTGTCGAATTCGGTCGCCACGTCCCCTTTGATCAGAAGATCCGGGGAAACAACCAGATCGCTCGTAGCTACAGGCTGCTGTTGGTACTGGAAACAGAATGCGACGGGATCAAGTTCTTTCTGTTGTAATAAATAATCGACAGACCACTGAGTCTGCCAGTAACTTTTAGGCTGACCTTTGTCGTCATATGTCAGCGCTTCCTGCATAACCTGCTTCCACCCTTTTTCGGGCACAAACATCGTTTTGTGAATATCCAACGGATGGAATCGAGTGCCCAGACAGATAGATCTACCGCCTTCAAACACAATGGGAGCGATAACGCTACTCCAGTTATTATTCATCTCCTCCCGAATCGTCGGGTTTTTGATGTCAGCCGAGCTTTTTATAGGGTCATCGATCAGCACTAGGTGAGCACGTTTAGACGTGATGCTACCTCGTAGACCTGCAGCTCTTAGAGTAAATTCTTCATCGCCTAAGCGAGGGATATTCGCGTAATCATAATCAATAGACCAGCCGATATCGGATTGCATCCCGGGCTTAAGTCGGCACGTCGGGAAGATCTTGCGGAATTCTGAAGAGTCGACGATTTGCCGAATAATCCTGGATTTCGGAATTGCGGTAGCGATGTTGTAACTAACGTAAATAATCTGCAGCGGTCTCTTGGCGGCTGTATGCCGACCGATGCACCACGCGGTGAACATGTTGAGCACCGTAGATTTAGCTGAACCTCGTGGCGCCAAAATATCAAGATTAGGCCCGGCTATGTCCAAAAGATACTTATTACTCTCATTAGTTACCAAGTGCTCATGCCATTCGAGCATGTGCGGTGCAGGAGGTTTGTCTAAAAGAGTACAGAAAGTGTGAAAGTCATTAGCTGCTTTGGTATAAATAGTTTCTATTGCACTATTATCGCCCGCTTCGACTGCCTTTAAAGCCCGTAGTTGAGCTCCACGGCGATACGCAAAAGTCTCTCTACTCGGCATGTTGATAAACTGACAGCGCTGTTATAGTGATTGTACTCGATTCGTCGCGTTTGCATGTCGAAAATCCTTTGGTATGGTGATGCTTGTAGTAATACAGGCTTTGCGAGAGTAACACACAGCGTACTGGACGTTCTTAAAAACGAACACGAAATTGTGGTGATGGGGATCAACCACACGGGCGATCCTCACGACAAACCATATAAGGTATATCCGGCTTGTCCTGCGGGTTCAGGTGATCGGTTCGGAATCGGCAGAATTCCAGAAATTATTGACAGGGAAAAACCAGACGTCGTGATCTGCCTTAACGACATTTGGGTCGTTAATCAATTCTGGGAACGCTGTCAGTTTTTGAAAGATCAGATCGGCTTTAAGTTCATCGCTTATTTCCCGGTGGATAGCGAAAGCTATTTTCCAGATATGCTCCGGCATGTAAAGCACTGGGATTTAGCAATAACTTTTACCGTACCCTCTGCTGAACGCATCATGAAATATGGGGCCAATGCCCCCCGACTTGCTGTTCTTCCCCACGGTGTCGATACCGGCCGCTTCTATCCGATCGACAAAGCTGAAGCCCGCAAACGAATCGGAATCCCCGAAGATAAATTCGTGGTTCTCAACGCGAACAGAAACCAGCCTCGTAAACGCATCGATTTAACGATCAAAACCTTTGCCGAGTTTGCAGTAAACAAACCTGACACCATGCTGTACCTACACATGGGTACCAAAGACATGGGTTGGGACATCCTGCCGCTCTTTAAACACGAGATGCAGCGCCGTGGCCTAGACGACGCCAATCGCCTGATTCTGACTTCGGCGAATATCAACTACCTGAGCGCACCTCCGGACGAACTGCTAAATACGATTTATAACGCCTGTGATGTCGGTATCAATACATCCGACGGGGAAGGCTGGGGTCTCGTCAGCTTCGAACACGCAAGCTGCCAGAAACCTCAAGTGGTCCCCAAACACACCGCGTGTCAGGACATCTGGGAAGGTGCAGCCGAACTTATCCCCATTTCCACATGGGTTGTGGATAAAGACTTAGGAGTTGAGCGAGGCCTCATCGACATAACGCAAGCTGCTCGCATTTTGGACGATTTATATTTTGCTGCGGATGTCTACAACGAAGTTGCCGAAGCGTGTTACGCCGTTACACAAAAGCCCGAATATCGCTGGGAATCGATAGCCGCAGGCTTCAGCGCAGCCATTAAGGATCTGGGAGTTTGATCATGCAATCACAAACTCGTTATTATCACCTCTACAGTGACGTAATTCATCCGACAAAATCAACGGATGACGGAGTTCCGACTGTTTACGAACAAGCTGAAAGCCTGGGAGGTAAATTCACCAGAATCGTAAAAGGGCTTCCAAAAGACCACGTCGCTAACTTCAACCCCTCGATCGTCCGCTTCAACGGATCGCTTTACATCGCGTGGCGATCTCAGCCTGAGGCATTCGGCTTCCGATATGACAACAAGTATTTTTATTTGAACGGGCAACCTAACGAGATTTACTTTGGGATGCTCGGATCAGATGACGCCTCGGTCATAGGCACTAAGAAACTTCGTCCCAAAAAACATCGTCTTAGTTACGAGGACCCGCGTCTTTTTATCGGACCTGACGACAATCTGTATGTACAGTTCGTAGCTTCGACTTACGCCAGTAAGTTCGATTCGAACCCAAATAAGTTGTTCTCGCAGCCTAAAGTCATCGTCTGCTGGATCAATGACAAATTCGACGCAGTCAGTGCAGCCATCCCTCCGATTGGAAAAAATCGAGTCGTGGGCGCACCTGAAAAAAACTGGGCGTTCTTTAGTGCGAACAACGAACTGAATTGCCTCTACTCAACACGACCTCTAGTTGTCGAGCGAGAATCGGGCACACCCATCGAACTCGACACAAAGGCTTTAGATAAAGCGGCACAAGGTTGCCCAACTTTTAATTCCACGGCGCCTATCGACCTCGGCTATTGCTACTTAGTGTTTTATCACTGGAAGCACATGACGTGCACTCCAGACGGTAAGCCCTATCTGATTTACCACGTCGGGGCTTATCTAGTAAACAAAGACTTCACTCAGCTGACCTATATGACCGAGGAGCCCTTGTTTACGGGTTCCTTGAACGACAGAGTCATCGAGTGGACAGACACTTTCGGCAATCCGGTGTCTAATCAGCCGGCAGTGATCTTACCGTTCGGAGCCTTTATGGAAGGTGACGAGCTTGTGATGTCCTTGGGAGTCAACGACGCTTTTATGGGTATCTTTAGGACTAAGTTAGAAAATATTATGCGCCGGATGAGAAAAGTCGATTAAGCTCGTTCTTCGTTTTCAATCGTAGTCCAGACCAAGACGGCAGCCTCGTCGACTAATTGTTGAAGACCAGACTGTCCGTCAAGGGTGTTTATCAGCTCGCGGATGGTGCGGTCGGCGCCAGCGAGAATTAGACCCCTGCGATCTAAGCCATCTGAAATAGCGCGTACAGCTTGAATATGGCTGCGAAGTTCCTTCTGAACCGCAGAAATCTTTGTCGCGGCTGAGGCAGGGTCAAGCATCTGATTTTGTACCATGTCCCGTACATTTCGGATGTCAATTTGTAAGTCATCAATCTCACGAAGTAATACTTTGCGCAGATCTTCTTTTGGAAACTTCTCCTGGATCCACGCGGTCAAATCTGCGATGCTGCCTGTGTAACCAGGGCGCAAGAACCTGGCGTATAGGTAGGCTTCGATGTCGCTAGTAGTATTTTTAGCGTAGTGAATAAACGCATCTTTGTTCGATGCGTCAAGTGAAGCTAACCACGAGGCAACCGTGGTTGAATCACCTATTGCAGATTTGATCATGCGAAACCGCCAGCACCAAGGGCAGCACCGCGAGCTTCACGACGCATTGCCAATTCTTTTTCGCCTTGGCCTTTGAGAAGTGCCAAGTTCTTCCCGATATCTAGGTTGGCTTTTGTCTGAGCGAGAACCTGCGCGTTACGAGTATTCGCAGCGCTAGTGCCCACGTCGGTAATGCCTTTAGCCAGATTGGTGTACTGAAGACCTAAGACGTCAGCGCCTTTCTTAGCCAGATCAGCCTGAGTCTCACCGCCCAGAAGTTCCAGAGCGGTACGCCCTTTGGCCGCCATTTCCTGCTGACCGATTGCTGCCCCAGCTAACTGAGAAGCAATGCCGGTCTGAAGACCAGCCATTTGAGACTCTTTAGACCGAGCCCCCGTAAACATGTCGTAAATAGACTGACCGATCAGATTAGTCTGCGCAGCTTCGGCACCTAAATAAGGGGCCATATTCGCCATAAGCTCCTGCCCTGCGTAGGTCAGGCGGGTATTGATCGGGGCTAGTTGAGCATAAAGAGAACTGTAATCAGCGGGTTGCGAAGAACCGCCGCCGAAAATGCTGCCGAATGCAGAACCAAGTCCGCCGGCCAGCATTCCAATGCCGCCTAAAGTAGCTCCTAATCCGCCTGCGGCAGCTCCGCCTGCAGCGCCTGCATTAATCGCCCCGAGGGCTAACGGTGCCATTGCCATGAGATCAGCCCTTCCTTACACCAATGTTACTAAAAGGCTGCATTGCAGCCGAAAGCGTAGAACTTAATGCAGAAGCATTAGGCGGTGCGAACGCTGCAACAGTAGCCGCACCAAGTCCGGCAGCCATAGCAGCATTAGCGTTATACATTGCTATCTGCCGCTCTTTCCACGCATCGATGTTGGCCTTTTCGATATCGCGTGCGTACCGAGCACGCTCACCTTGGCGAGTCAGCTCAGAAGTCAGAAGTTGAGACTTCAGAAGATTCTGAAGCCGCATATCCTCGACTTGACGAAGACGCTCGGGATCGCCAAGCTGCTTCAAGTAATCAAAAAGATCCTTAACAGTCTCGTCTTGCTGTTGAGGAATCGTAGTTTCAGAATACGGAGTCGTGGTAGGAGGCAACGTAGTCGAAGGAGGCGGCGGAAGAGTAGGTGCCGGAGGTGCTTCTCCGGGGGTTAAAGTTCCGGACTCAGGTGTAGCCGCACCAGCAGTTTGTTGAGGGGGCTTAGCTGCAGGGCGTCCTTTATCTGGGTCAAAGCCCTCCATGTAAGAGGCTTTGGCGTAGATATCTGCCGGTGTTTTGGAACCGGTCATCCGCTCGAAAGCTTGCGGATCTTGAACCATGCGCCCGAAACTTTCGGGACTCTGCCAACCCATCGCAGGGCCTGCCCAAAGAACGGGTTTGCCGTTCAGAATTGCCAGTTCGCCCCCGCCACGCAGCCAACCTGCCGGATCAAGCAGAGCTGTAGCGTATTCAAAAGGGCCGCGAGCGTTGATGTTCGTCATGTCAGGGCACCTGGGTGGCGAGTTGCTGCAGCACAGAACTCTGAGCGAGATTCTGCGGAGCGGTCATATTTTGAATCGCAGTGTTCAACAGACCTTGAGCTGTCGAGTAACCGGACTGTACACGTTGCCGCTGAATATCACCAAGGGTAGAAAGTTCCTGCCGCTTGATTCCCCCGCCGACTTCTAATTCAGCTCGCTTTAAATCAGCGCCCAGTTCCATCTGCCGGATCGCAGCTTGGATCTGACCCTCTAAAGCTTTCAGAGCACGCTCACGAGCACCGAGCTCTTCAAGTTCAGCGCTGCGCCCAGCTCGGATCTGACCGTAGACATCCTCAGCCGAAGGACCGGAGTCCAGACCAAAGAATCGACCAAACCGCTGACGGGCTCGCTCTTGCTCGATCAGGCGAGGAATTAAATCCTCGCTGAGGATGGCCTTGGAACCGGGAGCGTCAGAAGTTTCGGGAAGCTTGCCGCGCATCGCGGCAACAAGATCCGGAAGTGCTGCGCCGGCCGCCGAACTTAACAAAGGTGCGACGATATTCTGCCGGTTAAATCCAGGAGGAGTACCGACAAAATCAGCAGTAGTCGGAGAGCCAGTCTGAGTTTGTAAAATACTCTGGATGACGGCGGGAGCCACGCCGGCAGCGGTGAGCTGCGTGGCTAACTGGACTAATCCGCCAGCGGCGGGTGCGGCTGCAGCGACCATTAGTTACTGACCTCCCGGATTGTCATATTGAGTGCCCGAAAGAGCCATTTTCTTATTTGATTTTACTTGATCTTCTGGGTTATTAGCAGCAACCATATTCTGCAGTTGTTCCGGCGAAGGTAACGCAGATGTCTGAGGGAATGTAGAAGCAATATACATTTTTAAAAACGCACCAGGATCTAACGCCGGTGCGTCACGGCGAACATCCCGTTCCCTGAGTTGTTGTTCGCGTAGGTTCATCAGCCCAGGTTCTGGAATGCCACGCTGGGCGGAATGTTGTTCGAAGCGGGTGCGTTCAGCATCGAGTACTGACCGCCGTAGTTAGGCAGATCAAATTCGGCGGGACGCTGGCGGCTCAGGTACTCGGCACCCTCGTCACCTTGCTGAGTCAGGTTCTGGATATACGCCAGGAACACATCGATAAGCGACGGATCCTCCAAAATCGCCGAAACAAGCTCTTCAATTTCTTCGGCAGCAGCTTCGTCGGACACGCCAGCCTGGAGACGTCGCTCCAGTTGCACTTTCATCTCAGGCTGAGACGTGTCGGGATACGCATTCAGCGACCGAGTCGGCTGTGTCATCATGCCGTTGCCTTCCATGCCAGGCATCGGAGGCGCGGCACGGTAGTAGTTCTTGAGCACCGTGGCGACCATAGGAGTCGCAGCAGCACGCTCAGCCGGAGTCCGGGGGACAGGTAAACCCAGGACGCGAGCCGCTAATTCGTAATCGGAGTCAGAGAACATGAACTAACGGCTACGTCTTCTAGTTCCATTTTAGTACGAAGCTTCAAGATTTCGCCGGGTTGCACCTCCAGTACGATGCAGATTTTCTCCAGCACTTCTGGACTCGGAATGTAGAACTCGTCCGAACAGATGTTGCGCGTCGTTGTCGGTGACAAATCAGCTAATTTGCTCAGCCTAAAGGACGAGATGCCGCGCTCGGTCAGAATCTCGTCTAACCGGTTAACTAAACGTCGTTCGGACGGACGTGAACTATAAAAAGGCACAGCGGTTAGCTAACTAATAGCTGTATCCTATCAAGCTAAAAACCTAAATTTTTAGCTCGCACGAACTCAAGGTTATATGTAGTCAGACAAGGAGGGAAGGCGGGGTTATTAAACGGATTTTTATAGGGCTTACCCTCGACGTGTCCTTGCCACGCTTCGGACCATTTGGCGTGCATGTACGTCTTGTTCAATTCGTGGGCCATATGAATTCGGTTGGCTAATTCGGGTTCCGAACGCCAGGTTTGCGACCCGTCAGCATATGATCCAGTCAGCTCACCGTGGTAATACGGGATGCCTACTGACATGATGCGTTTGAAGTCTTCGTCGTGCTGAAAACGCATTCCCCAATCGAGATCCTCGCAATACGCCGGATAAAGATTCTCATCGAAGAGTCCGTACTTTTGGACTGCCCAATCCTTGAGTAAAAAAACGTCCCAGGCGCCGTTATCCCCGTGAACGACACCAACTTCAGGATCTTGAGCACTGTCGTGCATTGCCTGAAGAAAACCGGGAGTGAACATAACATCGTGATTTACGATGAGCCAATAAGGCGCATTCATAAAGCACTTAATCGTCAAGTTCCAATAGCCCGAACACCCTATGTTCGCAGGCAAGTGGCAAACTTTTACGTTTTTAACGTACTTATGGGGAACGTTTTTTAGAGCGTCAAGCTCCTCTGTTATTTGGTCACGGCCGTTGTTATTGAAAACAACGAACGTCTCCACGGGGTAATCTATGCTGTAAAAAAGACGATAGACCCAATGAGGAGCATTGACGACGGCTGTACCGATAACAGGGAGCATGTTTAAGCCGGTATAATTACCAGCATACTAACACAGTCCCCGGTGTATCGAGTAGCAGGTTTTGGACTGTTAATTACTTAATGTCTGCGTCTTTGATCAGTTGCTTCACCGCAGAAACGAATTCAACCAAAGAACCTTTAAAAGTTGTGTGATCCAGAACCTCTAGCAAGAACTGTTTGACCTCTTCAGAGGGAAGGGAACACTTAGAAACGGCATTTTCCATGATCAAGGTCCGATTAAAGCGTGAGCACCAGAAGTAGACGAGTGGATTCTAGCAACAAGCCCGGCAACATACTCCGCAAGCTGCGTCAATGTGACTGTAGCTGTATTGAACGAAGCAGTGTTGGTCGTTCCGGTAGGTAGACCAAAGCCAGTTTGCAATCCTCGTACAAAAGCTGTGGAACCGGATCCGACGTTCACACCAAAATTAGCATTGGCGACAATGACGTCGGAGGATCCTATTTGAAGTTTAGAGGATCCGCCTCGAACAAAGTGAATAAAAGAGCCGCTGGAATTGTACTCTAAATAATCACCATTAAATACAGTAGTGCGCCAATCACCATCTAGATTTCCAGAAGCAATAGCTGCGTTATTAAAATAGATGCGATCATTGCCTTTTAAACTAATAGCTGCTTTATTAGCGCCGAAGTCGAGACCGCTCATCGACAAGTCTAAACCGGTAACCCATTTACCCGTAGCGCTAACGAGAGCATCGCAAGTTGCAGCACCTGTACTTTGCGCACGGTAGCCCAACCACACGGCGCTTTTTGCCCCGGTGGCCACCGTACGATTGAAATTGTTAACGACGCCTACACACGCCGCATCAAAACCGTTATCGTCACAGATTGTTTCATAAGGATTCATATAAACGCCATTAGCCCCTGCAGTCATATCGCCGTTAAATAAGACGGCGGCAGGGTTGGCAAGGAAGTTTGTAGATCCCGCTCGCGTTCCGGTTACAAAGGCACTGCCGTTGAAGCAGACCAGATCCCCTTGTCCAGCTTGAAAAATTTTTGTACGGTAAGCGGCAATCCCTGTCCGGCCGCCGTTGCCGGAAGTCTGTTGGTTCCAGCCTGACGAGTTATAAAGATAAGTGTAATGGGGGAATACTTCAGGGGTATAAGAATATCCTGTAGTGGGCTGTCCTACAGTGTTTGCACCGGTAATCCAATGCTCAACAGGGAACTGACATTTAGTCAGATCACCGTTAAATGCTGTTAGGGGGGAGTCGGCGTTACCGGAACTTGTAGGCGGACTGCTTACGTTGGAGTAGTAAAGGCCGGTCTTGTTGTTGTCCGCACAACGGATAGAACCTAAGCCCGAAAAACGCCCAGGCAACGAAGCCTTAGTTGCAATCGTAGTGCTGTAAAGCCCTGCGGGAACGTAGTAGGTACCGGCAGCGGCAGCATTTTGAACGGCTGTCGTGTCGTTAGCACTACCGTTACCTATCGCACCATAATCTTTAACACTGACTAAATCACTAAGCTTGGACTCTATAGTACGATTTACGACACCTGAACCAGTCTGAGTAAACTGCAATCCAGGACGCGCGATGAAATTCTGGGAAGCCACTGGACCTAAATTCTTTTACGTTAATTATAAACCTATACCTTGTTTAGTAATTATGCTAGTTTACTGGCATTAAACAAACTTAAATGACCAAGTACATCTGGGGTCCCGAAAGCAAAACCATTATCCCCACGCCGAAACCAGCGTTCCTCATGAACGAGGACGATTCGGGTCTCTGCCAGATGTTCCGCGTGGGAATTCCCGAGCGCGAGCTTATCGAATTCTGCAAACAGTTCTTTGATCCGCAACGGGCTCGTTTTATCGACGGCGGCGCGCATATGGGCGCGTATAGCATCTTGCTTGCCGAAACATTTAATGCAGTTGAGGCGTTCGAAGCTCAGCGCCGCACCTACTTCCAACTCTGCGGCAACATCTACATCAACGAAAAAACCAACATCACCCCGCATAATTTCGCACTGACCAATCACTCACACACATACAGTCACACAACACTGTACGTAGTCAGCGACGACGGTGGCGGCTCCTCGACCATCAAACCAGACGAAGCCCAGATCAAGTCCAAAGAAACCGTCGAAACCATCCACATCGACAACTTCGAGTGGTCCGACGTGGGACTGATCAAACTGGACGTTGAAGGCGCGGAACTCGAAGCAATCCAGGGTGCACGCGAAACTCTGAAACGTTGCGATTTCCCGCCAATCTTATTTGAGTCCAACGGGCCGGGCGCTCATAATCAAAAGCGCTCTGAGCTCTTTAAATACCTGATGAACGAACTTCCTTACCAAGTCGGACACATTAAAGGCTTCGACAACATGTTCATTGCTCTTCGACGAGAATCTGCATAAGATCCACGCCGGACTCGCGCAGCATGTCGACCGACAAATTGAAGTTGGCTTGCCAACGATCAGGAATCGGCAGCTCTGGCACGACAATACGCCGAACACCCGCCTGAATCATAAGTGTGGTGCAGTTACAGCAAGGCAGGAACGGCCACACATATACCGTAGATCCGGACATATCAATACCGAACCTAGCAGCCTGAGCAACTATATTTGCTTCAGCGTGTACAGTGCGCAGATACTTCTCGTCCCGGTTGTTGAGTCGCCCTGGTAAGTCGGCAATTCCACGGGGCAACCCGTTGTACCCAGTCGCAAGAACTCGCCGATCCTTGACGGCAACGGCGCCAACCTTCGTAGAGGGATCGAGGCTCCAGTCACTGATATGTTTTGCGAGGTCTAGAAACCTGCGATCCCACTTCTCCGTCATACGAAAGCAACTCGGTCGGCTTTCGGGTCGTCGCAGGCGTACACCATGCCCGGTACCCACTCTTCCATTTTACCGTTATCCAGCTTGACGATATATCGCCATTGAGGTTTTCCATCTTTCCTTAGTGTCTTTTTATACCCTGTGACTTCGCCTTTTTTATTAGGCAAAGACATTCCCGCAGAACACGTACGTTTAGCGATCCGATCTCCCACGGCGAACCTCATGTTCGGCTGTTCGGTTGCAGTCATACAGACTCCGTTATCTCTCAACATGTTTAACACGGCTGCCATGCGAGCGGGAGAATCCAGAATTTCGTCTTTAAAATCTTCATGCCAAAAAGCATAAAGTCCGAGCTCAAGCAGATTTGGATTGTGCTCGGGCATTGCGCTCCAGGCGAGCCTTGTGGATCCGAAGCCTACACAAGCCCCGGTAGAAAAAACCAAAGTGTTGGGCGTCCGTCACTTTTGTGCGCTTTCCGCAGAGTGGGCACTCAGCAACAAAAAACTGCGGGTCACGCGCCGAGTAATCCCCGTTGCGTTTGCCGCAGTCCAGACAAGCGTGCTTGGCAGTCTTGAGTTTATCCAGCTGTTCCTGGATAGCTTCCATCGAGGATGCCGCGCAAGTAATGAGCGGTAATATAGCAGTCCTCACTCAGCACATCGGCTTGCGCGTCGCGATACAACGCCTCAATCCACTCGGCTGTAGCCTCCATCACCACGCGGGCATCTGCCAAGTGCGAATACCAATCATGTGACTCATGAGACTCGGCCAGTTGCATGGCCACATATTTAAGTAAGGGGTGCGTTTCCATGTGATTTAGTTAGTGAAATACCCAGGACGAGACTCGAACTCGTACGGCATAACGCCTCAGCATTTTAAGTGCTGTGTGTCTACCATTCCACCACCTGGGCGCCCCGCCAGATTAGCCCGAAATTTTCGGCCCGCAACAAACTTGTAACAATCAACCGGCCATCAATTTCCCTTCCCTAATCGCCTTCCTCACAAAGTACAGCTCTTTCTCCCGCACCAAGTGCCAAGAACTTACATAGCATTTGTCGCCCCACACTGACTCGATTACGACTGAGTCTCCGTCGTTGTGTGGGCTAGAACGTACGTTTTCAGCTATTGCCACGTCAAAATCAAATTCACAGTTGTCTGCGTTTGTTTGTTCTGTCATACTGCTACTACCCAAGTGCTATCCCCCGTGCCGCACAGTCTAGACCCAAAGTACAACATTCACAATGACTGGGTGCGCAATCTGGTCTCCGCGTGGGAACTCGCCAAATCGGAGCCTCAAACACCAGAACTTCACTTTAATCCACTCGACCGAAGAATTATCGTCGAAATCGGGATTTATGAGGGTGCTTCCACAGTTTGGTTCTCCGACAACCTGTTGGAGCACCCCTACAGCAGGCTGATCAGTATCGACCCATTCACCGGCTCACCAGAACAACAGAACGACCCCCAGCAGCATCCCACGCTGGACCGAATCGAGTTCATCGCCCGAACCAACGTCGCTAAGTCTGCGTGGCCCGGCAAGGTCTCAATCCACAAAGGCTGCTCCTGGGACCTCTACCCAGACCTCAAGGCCGAGTTCACTGACGGCATCGACATCCTGTACATCGATGGTGCACATGATACAATCTCAGTTATGCGCGACATCATGCTGTACGTACCTCACGTTAAATCCGGCGGCGCTGTCCTGTTCGACGACTATGGACACCCCGACGTTAAAAACGCCGTTGATGCCTGTGTTACCGCTTGCGGCTTGACAAAAGGCGTATACTGCGGTTGGCAACTTTGGACTGTCAAACAATGACACTCCCGCTCTTCATTTACTTATCGATCGCCTATGTTCTGACCTGCTTTATTCTCCTTTGGATTGCCTCTAAAGTTCTTCCCTGAACCCCAAAAACATCATGTTCATAGATCCGAACTTCGACTCCGTGTACAAGCAAAACCGGTACGAACGCCTAGAAAACTGCATCTTCGAATATCTCGATGACAAACAAGGCTTCAGGGATTTGAGCTTAGATCTAAGCGCTATCCTGACTCAAGAAAAGGCGCACCTAGAGCCGCGACTTAAATTCATCTCCACAGCTTTAGACGCCGTTGAGAACTTTAAAACACAGAAGTCAAATGAACATGTGCCCCAAACACGAAGCCAAAATAACCCTGGAGTTCGATTCCGATGAAACCTTCGACGGTCTTCCCGAACACACAATCGAATTCCGTATCGACTTTGCGGACATGACCGCCCACGGATGGTTCGCCTTGTTCGAAAAGATCCTGGGAGCTCAGGGCTTTTCGGAACTCAGCATCATGCGTGGCGCCACCAACCTGGCCTTTCGGGAAGGTCGCTCATTCGAAGATATGCGCAAAGTCGCCGAAGAATACGATCTTAAACTGGCCGAAGACCTGGCCAATTTAAATGACGAATCAGAAGCACCTATTTGAACTGATCCGAGATTCAGAGGATCTGTACGGATCCATCTGGCCCCAGAAGATCGGTCGGATCCTAGCTGTTATTGCGGGAGAAATCGTCGTTTCGGGCGAGGATGAACACGGTGTGTACGAAAATACCGCAGAAGACACACGCTTGTGGCTCTTACATGAAGCAAAAAAAGCAGAACAATTCTGGGGATTCAGTGAAAAACCTCCGACAGACTAGAACCACGCTGCCTCGTGATTACACCCGGTGTAACGACGACTCGTGCGAACAACGGCACGAATGCCTCCGTTGGCTAGATAAAGGCGGCGACTTCAACGTGTCAAATGCTGCAACTCTAAAAACTTCAGATCGCTACTGCCCCCATCTAATTAGTTCTACACACTACTTACCATGACCAATCTCACCATGCCTAACAACGGCGAAAATGTATTTTCCGCCGCCGATGCAATGGCACAGTCCAGCATTGCCTTCCACAGCGGCTTTGACTGCGTCATCCGCATCGACGCCCAAGGCTTTCACTACCGAGGGCAGTTCATTGAGGATGCAGGAGAAGCACACCATCTGTTGGTGGAGTTTCTACGCAAGCATCAGCCAGACACTGACTGGAAGCACGCTCAGTAGTCCGATCAACTAACTATGACTGACCTAGAACTGATCGAAGCAGCAAACAGAGCTGGCTTGTGCGTGGCCCAGTGCTGGGACCTTACCGAGCTGTACGCCATTGGCGCAGCTGAAGAAACAGAGAAATGGATTCGCCATTCGCAAACAGCGAATGAACGCGACGAGAAACAACGAATCGCAAACCACATCCGGTTGCGTGCTCAGGAAAAAATGAACAACCTGCGCGAGTTCGCCGAGCTCATCCTTGCCAGCGAACGCAGACGACGCTAACTATTTAAATATTTAAAAAATACCCTACAAGAGTAGCGCGGTAAGCGTAGTGGCACAGTATGATTGCTGTGCAGTCTTCTGGCTGCTACGATTAAACAATCACATCACCTCCAAATGAAACGACTGCTCTTTCTGGCTCTGACTGGTTTCTTGACCTTGGGCGCGGCCACACCGGCACGAGCACAGTGGGCCATGACCTGCACCCGTGATTTCCGCAGCTCTGTAAATCTGCGAAATCAGCCCTCAACACGGGCAACAATAATCGCCTCAATCCCCAACGAGAACTATATCCGCGCCTTGACCTGGGTCTGGGGAAGCGACCAAATGAGCTGGTGGAAAGTCGAATACAACGGACTTGTTGGCTGGATGCGCGGCGATTACCTCTGCAAGTAAAACCTAGTGAATCAAAAAGTTAAATACGCTCTAATCGGCACAGTCGCCTTCGTGTTCGCTGTGACAGCTGCGAATGTCCTGGGCGTGCTGGTTAACGCAGTCATCCCAAACCCGAATAAAGTCGACCCCGCTGGGAAGCTAGACCCAGACCCTCAAGAAAAATCCAAAGCAGAATGGCTCCAACAACTAGAAGGAGGCGGTCCTAAACAGGATGCGCAAACCACGGAAACCAAAAAATCCGAAAGCGGCTCCGAAGCACAACCGGCACAGGCTCAACCCGAAGAACCTTTAGTCGAAACCCCTCCAGAAACTCCTGCGCCACAAAAGGCAACAAGTGTCCCTGCGGCCCCTCCTGCTCCTAGAGTAGGTCCAGGCAACTTCGATGCGCCTGCACCCTACAGTCCACCGCCGGCTCCACGGACCGGTCCGGGCAACATGTAATTTTCATGAACTTAAAAATGTACGCTTTGATTGGAACCCTTGGTGGTGCCGCTGTTGCCTTCGGAGTGCATCACGGTAAAGGCTTCTTTACTGCGCGACAAGAGGTAAGCGAGTACCACCAACAGCTAATGCTCGCCATGGAGCAGCCGCTTGAAATGGGCAATGACCCCTCGCGGTCGTATCCGGATGGTTATCTTCCTGCAGACGCGACCCCGGAACCCGATTACCCAGTAGAAGCGGGGTCGATGCGACCTTCTATTCAATTCAAGGAGCAGATCCCGCCGCTTCCTCCCCTATCCAACGCCCCGTTCCTAGTCCTCAAAAAGACCTCAAACACAGTAAAACAAACCAAAGATCCTATATGGAACTTAGAACTAATAAGTAAAGACGGAACAGTTTTAGACACCCTAAAAGCTGTAACAGGTCGGGCAAATCGACAAGCAGTGAACAGACACGTCGCGGGAACAAAAGCTCCTCTACCTGCAGGCACTTACCGCATAGACCGAAGCGGGATCGAACGAGGACCCTTCGCAGATCCGGAACTAGGCACTGGTTTCTGGGTTCCGATAACCCCTCTATTCTCCACGGGGCGATCAGAGCTCGGTTTTCATGTCGATCCGTCCTGGGGCAAGCTAAACGGTGAGTCAGGCACTAGCGGCTGCATTGGTCTTGAAAACACAGACGCCACGGTGAAGCTAGTCACCTGGATCAAACACTTCAATGTCAGCAAGCTTATCGTCCAAAATTAAGTAAAGTAAAGAAAAATCGAGATGGCTCACAAGCTGCGCCAACTGCTGCTGGAGCTTGTGGAGGAGGTTGATAAAACAACCCCTCCGCTAGCTCTCGGATGTCTAGCTGATCGTTGTAGGGATTACTTAGACGACCACCCAGAACACTGCCCAACAGACGATGAATTAAACGCCTTGTGGGATGAGGTGTGGGCCGACCCAAACAGGATGCGATATATGCACGTAATATACGCCCAACAAGTTCTAGAGAAGTGGGGTAACCTGTGAACATAATACACAAATTACAAAATAATCCTGAACTGTATCCTTTATGTCTTACAAATGCCCAAATAAAGACTATATTGGAGTTAATTGCCAATGAAGTCGAGGAACGTGGCGATAAACACCTAGATCTAGATCCGGGTGAAACATCAGATTGGTTACGCCAAGAAGCCGCAGCTCTCGACTAACGCAATTCCACAGCGTTATCCCGAGGCGCAGTCATGGACGACCGAACTCGCCAGAACTGGCTCAAAGTAAAAACGGCCCTGGAAGCTGCTGGTAAGACTGAGTCACACTTTTATAAGCGGGCCGTCGCCGTGTCAAAAGGGCAAGAAGACCCTGGCTTTGAAAAATATACCGCTCAATTATTCCAGTGACGGACTACACCCGCACAAATAAATAAGTTTGTCAGAAAGTAGCTAACAAATATGCCGGTACGTATCCACGCAACGGCGTCGGATTCCCTATCGCATTCGGATGCACGCTCGCCAAGAGCCTTGAACCACAAACGCTTCCAGCGAGAACGGTGTTTACTCCGCATTTACCGCATCAGTAGCCCATTTTTTCTTGCAAAACTCTGAAAACAGCGCCTTGCACTCGTCATTTGTGACTCCAAGGTGCTTAGCAGCCCTAGGTACGTTCCATTTTGCCGTGTACAACCGCTCGAAAGGGTCTATTTCACTTGATTTCGAGCTCTCCATTAGCATCCCAGCTCATGTAGACGCTTAACTGTTGCCGATCAGTATCTGATTGAAACTTAGCGACAGTCGTAGGTCCGTTACGCCCACTCAACTTGATCAATTTAGCCAATTCAGCAACGATCGGTACGCCCTCCGGCACATCAAACTGCAAAGACACGAAGGGCTTTTTGAGCTGTCTAAATTTAAACCCTTAACCGTCAGAACACCGAAGGTCCTGAATTATTTAAACAAGGGCGATACTTGATGCCTCGATAGCACAACCACAGCGTTGCACGGTGAACGAGGCCCCACCAAGCCAAATGAGCCGCCTGATGCTGCTCTCGGTCGTATGTAACACCGCGATACACAATAGAAGTCATAGCTCTTTAGCAACTAAATATACGCTAAAGAACTGTTACAACCGCTACGGTTTACTATGTAACACTAACTCTTAAAACTTTATTATTAAAGATCAAGCTTGACGCATTAAATAATCAAGAAGAGGATTACCGTAAGGAGCTTGAGGAGCGCCTAACGCGGGACGTTGCATTTTTTCCCGCATCAACTGCTGATAGGCTTCCTGGGACATAGGCAGGCGCGGATCCTCGCCCACGGGGATATTGCCTTGAGCGATCATGTCACCGCCGCCTAACTCCGCCTTGCGAACACCAGGAAGAGCAGGACCAGGAAGATACATCTTGCGAATGTCGTCCGCAAAATCAGGGTTAGCTTCGATCAGCCGCTGAACGTCGG